TCTAGTAGAATTTAATTAATACGTATAAATAAAGTAATTATGAAAATGAAAATGAAATTATCCTAGGTATATTTGCATACCTCTGATATTCAATTATTTACGTAAAATAGCTTTGTTTATGCGGTTATACGAACATAAATTTCTGTTTGTTTGGCACATTAAACGTGCCAAATATAATGGAATGTTCTAGTATGGTTCTAGTAAAAAAGTGAAGTATGGCAACATTTAAAGTAGTAGTATTTGACAAACGTTCTGATGGGTTTTATTCAGTTTTCATCCGTATTACTCAAAATCGGAAGAAAACTCATGTAAAGACCGACAAAGTGGTAAACGATAAGGGCGTAGTAAAGGGCACGAAAGAGGTGAAAGATTCTTTCGTGCTGGAGTCATGTATGGCTACCATCAACAAATGGGTAGAAAAGCTAAACAAGGTTGATAGTAAAGATTGGACAGTAATACAGGTAAGAGACTATCTTTTGAAATCAGATCAGGAACTGAGTTTTTCGGACTTTGCTCGGAGTTATATTAATTCATTATACGATGAGCTGCAAGAAGGTTCAATAAGGACTTATGCTAACTCATTACAAAGTTTGGAAAAGTTTGCAGGAAGTCAAAAGATTCTCTTTTCCCAGCTAACTGTTCCTTTTGTAAACTCATGGTTGGATAGTCTTTCTGGCTATCGCTCATGTAAGAGCACCTATCCGATATTTATTAAGAAAATATTCAAGGAGGCTTTGAAACGCTATAATGACTATGATTCAGACCAGATACTGATAAGAAACAACCCTTGGGAAAGAGTCAATATAGCTAAGAAGGATATAGCTAAGAAGAAAGCTATTACCATGGAAGAATGTCGGCACTTGTTTGGCATTTTTACTGAGAATGGGAATCTGCAATTTACACTAGATGTTTGCAAAATGATATTGTGCCTAGCCGGTATCAATGTAGCAGACTTATATAAAATGCAGAAGACAGATTATTATGATGGCATCTTGCATTATGAGCGTAAGAAAACTAGGACTAAGAGAGCCGACAAAGCATACATAGAAATGAAGGTTCCTGATATGCTGTTGCCTACGATAGAGAAATATCTAGCCCCTAAAGATGATCTCTATCTTTTTACATTTCATAATAAGTATGCCAGTTCTCACTCTATGGACACAAATCTGGACTTCTTCTTGCGTAAGATATGTAAGGAACACTTGAATATTGAAGATAATTATTATAGTCCTTACACATTTCGGCATACTTGGGCTACCATAGCGCAGAATGATCTGGGAGCCAGCTATGAAGAGATAGGCTTTGCTCTGAATCATATAAGTACCCACAAGATTACCATGGGCTATGTGAAACCTGATTTCTCCAGAGCATGGGAATTAAATGAGAAGGTAGTGGAGAAGATATTTTTCACTAATGACAAGAGCAAACGCCTGGAGGAGCATCATCTGCCTGTATTTGATAAGGTAGAGGAAACATTTGAGTTGTCTGCTGATGCTTACTTCATGGGTGAAGTTGTGGCTCATGTGGATGGCAAGGGCTACAAGAACACAGACGAGATAATAGAACAGCTCATGGCCAGCATAAATGATACTGTGCCTACAAACTGCACGATACAGATCAAGGTGAAGAATATCACCAAGGACCAGACGAAGTACTTTGAACGAGTAAGGGACATAAAATAACTATTTTGTGTTAATACAGATTAAAATTGACCCAATATAAGTTAAAATAGAGCGTTTTTGCTCGATAACCAAGTCAAGGGTAGTCTTCTCTAAAGTTGAAGAAAATTTAGAGAGGGCTACCCATTTTTTATAATTAGCCATTATTAACAATTTTGAGATTTTTGATGTTGATAGTGGTTTCTTGTTTCTCAAATTTCTCTTCCAACTGCATGAAAGATTCCTCCACAGATAAGTTTCTGCTTTCATCATTATTGAAAGATACAGATTGGAGCTTTGGAGCCACGTATGGAAGGAACTTAGCCACCATCGCCAGACGTCCGGCAGGCTCGTTAATCTCCATGAGATCCGTGATAAGTGAATAGTTCTTCTCATTGATACCATTGATGTAGCCGGTGAGGGCATCACGAAGGCTTTCACGCACACTTTTGGTTACCTTGTTAGGTGTGCCGGCCTTGCGTCCGCCAGTCTTCTTCCTCTTTGGCTTTGGCTCATTATTATTTTCTTGTTTTACTGCCATATTCTATTGATTTTTAATGTTCACTGATAGTTTTCGGGTGCAAATATACAGAAAAATATCATATAAGGGTGTTTGAGTTGCGCAATTTATCAATAACCTTTGCAAAAAACGCATTACTTTTGAACAGTTTAAACATTAAAATTCGAATTTTATGGGAATTATTGGAAGTATTGCTGGTGGACTGACCTCTGCTGTAGGTGGTGCTCTAGCAGCTAAAGCAAGAAACAAGGGATATAATGATTATATCAACATGTTTCAAGACCGTATGCAACAGGTGAAGGATCATCGTGACAACTTGTATTATCAGGATCCTACTCAGTCAGCGGAGAATCAGGTAGCCGTGACCAATGCCCAGAAGGTATTGGATAATGCTACAGCAACCGCAAAGAACACCAATATTGTTAGTGGCGGTTCTGATGAAGCGGTTGCGCTGAGTAAGCAGGCTGCCCAGGAGCAGGTGGGTAAGATTATGCAAGAGGCTGCTGTGCAAGGTGCTCAGACCAAAGAAAATGTGTGGAATACTGCTGATTCGCAGATAGACCAGATGACTAACTACATCGCCACTGCCAAGAAGGAGAAGGCTCTTTCGACTGCTCAGGGTATCACGGATGCAGCTGGTGGCTTGGCTGGAGCTGCAAGTAAATTGCCAATTTAAGGAAGGAGGTAATTATGGGATTTACATTAGATGATTTAACTTCTAAACGCCCGGCTACTGCCGTTACTCCTATTACTAATTTCCCTGATGATAATGCGGTGAAGCCGGAGGTTGTAGTATCAGTTCAGACAACTGATACAGAACCGGGAAAGGGTACAGCCATAGATACGACCGGTATTACTAAGAATGGTGGCAAGGAATCTTTTGCCCAGCAGCCAACCGAGGAAGTTACCAAGGTGGAGCCTAACCAGGGTATAAAGATTGACTGGAGTAGACCTTATAGCGAGATAGAGCAGAACCCTCTATTGAGGCAGATGAAGCCTTATGACATTATGAGGGATTACCAGAAGAATGGTGATGGAAACTGGTCTGCCTTCATGCCTTGGCTTTCTTCACTTGGTGATGCCGATAAAACTGTTGCTGCAAATGCAGCTCTGCAAAAAAAAGCAGAGAATCAAGCCAAATGGGAACAATGGGGAAATCTTTTCATGCACTTGGGTAACTTCTTTGGTACGGTTCAAGGTGCTCCATCGCAGAAGATTGAATCTGCTCAAGAACTTACCGACCGCCAGCGCAAGATAAGAGAAGCTACTGAGGCTCTTCGTGCCAAGGGATATAACCAGATGATGGTGAATATCTACAAGGACCGTCAAGACAAGCAGGCACAGATGCAGGCAGAGGCTGCTGCAAAGGCAAATGATGCCCTGGCTGCTTATCGTGGTTCACAGAAGAATCAGACGGATTCTCTTACTCCTGTTAAGGTTCAGACGGAGAAAGAGAGAGGTAATGCTGCTGCTGCACAGGCTGCACTCAGTACTTCTAAGAAGGAGACAGAGGATGCTTTGAGAGGTAAGAAGGGAAAATTACTTGATGCTCAAACTAATAATGCCAATGCCGGAGCTGCTGATCATAATGCTAGCGTTAACGTTAAGGGAGCGCAAGTTAGGCATATCAATTCGCAAACAGAGGGACAGAATCAGAAAAATGCCCACCAGAAGGAGGCAGACGATTTCAACACCCAGTATGTGAATGACCCTGTTTTCAAGAAACATGTAAATCAGTGGGCCAAGAATAATGGTATGGCTATCGGTGGTAATGATGGCAGAGGTGGCACTTGGGCGAATGAAAAGAATCGCCAGCAGGCATCTAGATGGGCTAAGGCTCAGATGAAGTTTGACCGGACTCCTCCTTCTCGTAGAGGTAGGGGTGGTAGCAAGGTCCCTCCTTCACGTAGAGGAGGTAGTAAGGTTCCACCATCAAGGAGAAGAAAGTAACTGATTATTAATCAAAAAAATAAGATAAGGTATGTTTGACGAGCAAGACAGACAATATTTTTATAATGAGTTCAAGAACAATGGCTATGAAGTAGGTAGCTATGATGACTTCAAAAAGGACTTGAACAACGAGGAAGATCGTAACTGGTACTACAATGAAGCCAAGAACATGGGGTATGATGTGGGAACTCAGGCAGACTTTGACAAGATGGTGCTGGAGCCAGCTCCATCTACTTCTGGTGGTGGTAAGCAGGTAGATGCTTCTTCTACGACTCAGAGTGTAGAGCAGAAGGCTTCTACAGAGACTAAGCCGCAGGTGGCTCAACCAGCAAAGAAGCAGGAAACAACAGACAAGGATCCTGGTCTTATAGCAAAAGTTTTGGATATGATTCCTACTGGTGTTCAGACGAGCAACGGAACATACCAGCCATCACCAGAGATTCCTCAGCCGGTTGTAAAAGGTGAGGAAATGCCAGTGAAGGAAGAAACTTCTTCTTCATCATCAGCTAATGCGGCTTCTCCTGAATCTAAAGAGGCGGCTCCTGTTACGACTCCAACCGGTGTGGTGAATAATGAGGGGTTGATGGATGCCAAACTTGTCAACTATCTGGAGAACTGGAAGCAGAGACCGGATAAGCAGAGTACTTACTTTGAGAATTTGGTTGCCGACTTGTTGGCTGATGGTACTGCCAATAGCAATGAGGAGGCTGTGAATATGGTGATGCCTGCTTTGCACAGATATGCCAACCGTTCTGCCATGGACGTTACCAACCAGGTAGTATCTTCTTTGCCTGATGATACTGTGCAGGATGCTGAGAAGAGTATTGAAGCGCAATGGTATAGCCATGCCGTGCAGGATAAGTTGAAGCAGGAGGCATATAACATGGGTATCAGCTATGATGACTATGTGGGACTGTTCTTGAAGCCAGCTATGGTACAGAGTTTGGTTAACAAGTATGGTCCGAAATATCGTGACATCGCTGAGGGTATTGCTACACGCCTCTATTCGCATGATGAGAATGTACAGGACAGACTGATGAATCAGGACATCAATGATGCTCTTTCTAGTGTTATCAGTAAGTATGTGAATCCATCTGTAGTGGATGAGTACAACAAGGCTCAGGAGGCAGGCAGTAAGGCATTTACGGAGGGAATGGAAGGAAGCCAGTTTATTCCGGCTAATCTTCGTCTAGGTACAGCACTTGGTGCTCAGTATGCGGAAAACGAGGCCAAGGATCCTGCAAAGGTGCTTTCTAGTTTGCAGAAGAAGTTTGGCAGGCTCTACCGGAATCCGGAGTTCCTGAATGATATGAGCAATGCGGCATTTAAGGTGATGCAGCGATATGGCTTGAATGGCACTCAGAGTAGTGATCCTAAGCAGTTCAAGCCGATGATCAATTCTGTTCTTAAAAATGAACTCGACCAGCTAGAGATTAAGGGTATGATGCCTAAGGGTAGTGCTGAGTACATCATGAAGACTGGTTTGGGTAACACTATTGTGGGTAAGATTACTCGCAAGGCTGTTCAGACGGACTACCAGAACTGGCTGGAGGATATTGCCAATCAGCAGTATCAGCCGGGCTTCTGGGAGAACGTGGCTAGCGGTGCGCTAACCTTTGCAGGTGATGCCTGGAGTTATTGGCTGCCGGGAGCCGCAGGTGGCAAGTTGACTAAGAGCATGGTTGCCAAGGCAGAGGGTAAACTGGCTGGTGACCTCATGGCTAAGGGTATGGAGCGCAGGGTGGCTGAGCGAGCTGCCAAGGTACTTATCGGTAAGAGTAAGGCCGCGGCTTTGAAGAGTGGAGCCGCGCATGGTGCTGTTACCTTTGGTGGTCAGTCTGCAATCTCGAAGCCTATTGATGAGATTTATCGTACAGGTCAGTTTGATGAGAATGGCAAGATTTACAATCCTTCTGGGTGGAAGATTGCGCTTGATACTTTATTAGAGGGAACACAACAGAGTGCCTTAGGTGTTATCATGCAGGGTAATACTATTGCTAATATGCTAGGCAAGGGCAGAGGCTTAGCTACCAATATTCTGGCTGATATTGGTGGCAAGGTTGCGGATTCGGGCATTATGACTGGTCATCAGATATTGGAGCGTATGGCGCAGGATCCGAACTTTAAGCCTACAGGTAAGGATGCTGCCGAGAGTTTCTTGGAGAGCATGGCGAACCTTACTGCTATCGGCTTGCCGGGCATGGTGGGCAAGTATGCTCGATTCAAGGACGCAAGGGAGTTTAACAAGAAGTTTGACTTCACTGATCAGGATATTGCCGAGTTGAAGAGATTCGGCTATGATGGTCTTCGTGATGCTTTTGAGAAGATGGGCATCGGGGAGTATGCTGTGGTTGGTGAGAATGCTCAGCGATTTGATGGGCAGTTAACCCAGAAGTATATGGACCTGATGAACGACAAGAGCGTGCCGGAGGTGTTGAAGGCTAAGATGATGGCAGTTGTAGAAGGCAAACACCCTTCTTCTTTCTCGCCTGTTATTGATAGCGAGGTATATAGAGGTGACGATGGTAAGTACTATTTGGAAACCTATAATAAGGATGGAGGCGTAATCGACCGCAAGGAGTATTCTTCTCATGATGCTGCACGTAATGATGAGAAGAAACTGGAGTATGAGAAGACTCTTGGTTTGGCTTCTGTGCTGGAAGGTGAGTTCCACAATGAGTTTACGCAGGAGCATCTTGATGGCTTATACAACAAGGCAGCGCAGAAATACAATATGGGTGAGAAATTGACGGATGAGGATAAGGCAGCGGTTTACCTTCATCAGAATGCTGGTGCCATCAAGGAGATCATGGATAAGCAGCAGAAGGGTATTATCCTTACTGATGAGGAGCAGAAGCAGGTTAATGCCTACCGTCATTATTATGACAGTGCTCTGGAGAACAGTTCTGTGATGAGGGAGTTTGTCAACACGTTTGAGGATTCCCATGGCGTGGCGCGCGGTACACTTCGTAAGGCATTGGAGTCGAAAGATAAGAAATATGCACCTTTGGTTGAGTCTTATCTTAAGGAGCTTTACAATTCTATTGAACTGAAACGTGAAATGAAGCAGATAGAGGATGATAAAAAACGTATAGAGCAGGGCGATGTTGATGGCGCAAAAACAGCTACTCCTGTTGAGGGACCTGCTTCTGTAGAGGGTTCTGCTGGTGGTCAGGAGCCTCCTGTTTCAGAGAAACCTGCTCCATATCAAGACCGTACCAACTCCGTACCAACTCCGAGTGATGCAGAAGTTGCTGCAAACCCTGCAAACTCTGCTGCTGAGGGTGCAGGAAATGAGCCTAAGGTTGCAAACTCTGATGCTTTTGTTATGGGACAGAATGCCTATAAGAATGGGGATTCTGAGGCTTTGCAGGCTATCGACTATAATAGCGATTTAGCTACAGGACGTTTGAAGCGTGCGTTTGCTGACAATGAAAAGATGCCTGATATTGTAGCCAATGCCTATAGCGAAGGTAAAGATATGGATCTGTTTGTTGCTCAGCGTGCCGGTAGTCTGTCACCGGCACAGAAAGATGCTATCAGTAAGTATGTAGAGGCTATGGATGCCAAGAAGGGTGCTATTGATGCTCTGCAGCATGCTGATGATGGTTATGGTGATGCCCTGAAGGAGCAGCTCTGGCCATACCAGACGGAAGACGGAAACATCGTACCAGCTACGTTGGATAGTGGAAAACAGGTATTCCTGAAGAAGGCTAACGAATATGGTGGAGCCTTTGTTGTTGTTCCTGATGAGCAGGGACAGCCTACGATAAAGCAAGTATCTAATGCCGAGATTAGAGAGGTGGGCACTCCTGTTTCTCTTGATGAATACATCGAAAATGCGGTGGCTCAGCAGAAGGATGCAAGAAATAAGCAGTTTATCAGCCAGTTTGATGGCAGCGGTTTGAAGCCGAATGACCATGTAACTGTTGCCATGGAGGAGGGTGATGCAAATATTGACATGACCTTTGCCGGATATAGCGAGGACGGAAAGATTGTACTTACTGATGGCAAAGATTATCTTCCCCTATCTAAAGAAGAGTTTGCAGCATGGCGCAAGAATGCGCTCGACAACACAATCAATGAGCATTTGGATGCCGAGGACGTTGAACGTGAGCAGAAAGCAGCTTCTCAGGCTGAGGCTGATAAGAAACAGCGTTATGCCAATGGCATCGTGGGACTGAGCGAGGGCCAGCCGGACTATTCTTCTAATGATACAGATCCAAATGTGGCGGCTGAGTATCTGCAGGAGCAGTTTGGGGAAGACCATGGCAAACTTTTGAATCTGGTTAATGGCAGCCGTGATGACATCAAAACGCAACTTGCCAACAAGAGAAAGGCTGCTATTGAATATCAGAACTGGCTTGATACCAATGCCGATCTTGACCCGGAAAAAGCTAAGAAGGTGGAGGATGAGTTGAGTCTGGTTAATGAGCAGATTGCTGATCTTGATGCTCGTTTCAAGAACTGGAATACTATCCGCAACAGTGTGATGACTCCTGATGAGGTGAAAGCTATGAAGGAGGAGCGCAAGGCTGAGGTAGAGAAGGCTGGTGTTGATGAATCAGCCATCGTGCCATCTGATGATTTCCATGTGCTCGTACTTGAAGATGAAGAATTGAAGAAGCAATATCCAACAATGGATAAGGCTACCGACTATATTACCTCTCAGCGCAAAGACCTCTATCATACCCAGGAGGATGTGGAGCGCAAGATAAATGGTGTGAATGATATGCTGGATCAGTATATCAATGGTGAAACAGAGCTGGACCCTAGCCAACTTATGGAATTGAATACTACAAAGGCTCAACTGGAGGCTCTGCAGACTAATTTGTCGGTTGCAGCAAAGGGTTTGAAGGCTCAGGCTAATAAACTCAGCAGACTCTACAAAACGGAAGTTAGCAAGCAGGAAATGGAGAAACTGGGCATGACACCTTCAGAGCAACGCAAGGCATTGGTGGCTGATGCGCTGAAGAAGAACGATATGAAAGCTATCCATGAAATATATAAGGATGCTTCCGTTGATGTGATGGACTTAACTCCTCAGACTCTCGAAGAGGCTGTGTCAGAGTCTTTGCTTCCTCATAGCTTGAATCCAGAATCTCTTCAATATGAGTTGGGCAAGAGTAATTTCAAGTTTGGTATTGGCAAGCGGTATGATTCTAATAAATTCAATTATCTCCTTGCCAAGAAAGGCACAGGTTTGTCGGTTAACGAGTTTGCCGTGAGAGTGTACAATGACCTTCCTATCAACTTGCAAGAATTGGGCTATTCTGACCAAGATGTGAGAAACACCTTGCTCGATATGTTCAAGTCCTACGACAACGTGAAGGATATGCGTAACGTGGCACTTATGAACCGAATTGCCGCAGCAGAGGAGGAACTTTCGGCAGAGGAAGAATGGTATGAAGCCCAGAAAGAGCGTGAAATCATCGAAAGACAGGCAGAAATCGAAGAATATAATTCGTATATTCAAGATAAAACATTATCTTTGCCTTCTGAAAGCGAACTTAACGCCATCGAAGGCATGGAATACGACCGTATGATGGAGGCTGAGGAACGTGAGCGTGAGTATAAAGAATATGTTAAATCAATTTTACCAGAAATAGCAGATTATGATGACAGAAGCAATGAAGAAGGATATGGAGGAGGCGGTGGCCTGGGTAGCGACTCTTCACGGAGAGGAGTTGATGAAGGAAATCGCCAAGGCGAAGAAATTAGTGGCAGAGAAGCAGCTTCTCAGTCCGAGACTGGAGAGAGCACTGATAGCGGACGCAAAGGGCGACAAGAGACTAGCAGCTTGGAACGTGGCGAAGGCTCAGTTGTTCGAGGCGCACATCTACCGCAAGAAGCATCCTTCGGAGAACGTTTAAAGAATGCCATTGCCGAGACTGAGCCTAACCCTTCTGAGGCTCAGAAGAAGGCAGGTAACTATAAGAAGGGACATTTGCAATTCGGTGGCTATGACTTTACTGTAGAGACACCGAAGGGAACGACACGTAGCGGTAAGGACGAGCAGGGCAAGCCTTGGAGCGTGACCATGCACGACACTTATGGCTATATTTTGGGCAAGATTGGCGTGGATGGTGACCATATTGATATGTTCATCAATGATGCCGCTGACCTTGATACTTTTGATGGTAACGTTTATGTTGTTGACCAGGTGAACCCAGAGACTGGTGAGTTTGACGAGCATAAGGTGATGTTTGGCTATCCTTCTGAGGAGGCTGCTACAGAGGCTTATCTTGCCAACTACTCCAAGGGCTGGAAGGGACTTGGTAAGGTTACTTCTGTACCTAAGACTACCTTTGATAAGTGGCTGGAGTCTTCTGACCGCAAGACTAAGCCATTTGCGGACTATGCCATGATTAAAAAAGGTGCTCATCAGGACTTTATTTCAGATATGGAATATACATACGAGAACGATGTGCATCCTTCTGAGGAAGATAAACCTAAGATGCAGAAGTTTGCAGAGCGTTTGCTTAATTTCCACCAAGATAGAGAAGACAAGCCAGAGTATGGGTATACTGTGCTTTCTTCTAACATCAATGGGGATAAACTCTATCCAAGCGAAAAGAAATGGTTTGGTACAAAGAAGTATCGCCAGGGTGTTTCTTGGGTAGACAAAGAAAATGCTTGTGCGTACGAGTTGAATCCTCGCTTTAACGCTAGGGGGTATCTTACTGCTGTAGGCGTACATAAGTTAGTGCCTCTTGCATCTTTTGACCGTGATGTGAAGGAGGTGAAGCCATCTGAAATGACGGAGGCGCAGAAGGTAGCGTTTGATGCTGTATCGACCATGCTAAAGAAGGCTGGCATTCCGGTGAAGGTGGTTAGTAACGAGGATATGGAGAAGGTGGCTGAGGCGCAGGATAATCTGAATCTTGCCATGTTGCTGAATCATCCTGAGATGAGATTTAAAATCAAGACTCCGGAGGAGAAGCAGGCTGCTGAGAATGCTTATAACTTTGCTAAGGAGTTGCGACCAAACAAATGGGCGCAGTATGCCGTGGTGGATATGAGCAATCCGAATAAGATGCCGGAGTACTACCAGAAGCAGGAGCTGGCAAGAAAGGAACGTACCTACCTGAATAAACTGATGTGGGGTAACTATAAGGTTTTCAATCTCAACAAGAGCTTTGAGGACAATGTAGCTGGGCTTACTGGCTCTTTTCCTTCTGAGTTTGACCCATATAAGATTGACGAGCAGACCAATAAGAGAAACGAGTTAAAGAAGCAGATTAAGGAGACAGAGGATGCTTATAACTCAACCGGACAAGAACGTAACAATTATCAGATTCAGTTGATGAAGGAGTACATGGATGAGCATGGACTGGCTTCTGAAAACGATATTCCTGATGATGTTTGGAGTAAATTGAATGATAAGGCTCATAAGAAATATCAAGATAAGCTTGATTCCTTGTTTGCTAAATATAAGGATTTGGATAGACAGTTGAAGGCTATTGTACAGCCTGGAGTGAGATTCTTGCGCACTTATCATGGTACTGGTGCTAGCTTTGACAAGTTCGATTTCAGCCACATGGGTGAAGGCGAAGGTTCACAAGCATTTGGCTGGGGTGGTTATGTTACCAACTCTAAGGATATTGCTGAGGACTACACAAGACGTGCCAAGATAAGGAAAGATAATGGCGGTTTTGAATTTGTGACAGATATGTCTGCCAATAACAAAGATATGGTAAGACAATATATCTATAAACATAAAGATGTAAACAAGGGATTGGATGCTATGAGAAAAGACCTTTCTTCTGCTCTAGAAATGTTCCCTGATGATGATGATTTAAAGGAACTTAGCAATATTCTTGCAAAGAAGAATGAGGAAATAGCTGTTCCTGATAATATTGCTTATCTTTATGATGTGGATATTCCTGATGATAATGGAGATTATCTTGATTGGGATGCTCCTTTGACAGATAAACAGAAGAATACAATTATTAAAGAATTAAGGCGATTAAAAATAGATTTTGCCGACTTTAAAAAGCGTGGTTTTTCTTTTGATGGTTCATTTGGCGGTAATGCCTATGATTTTCTAATGTATGCTTTAAGAAAAACAAAGAAGTGGAAAGATGTAGATGCTAGTCGTGCAGTTAGTAAGTTCCTGTCTTCTATTGGCTTCACTGGTATCAAGTATAAGGCTGGTACTATATTTGGCGGTGCAAAGGAAGGCGATACCAACTATGTGATATTTGATGAGAACAATGCCAAGATTGTGGATTATACTAAGTTTGCGCAGGGTAAGGGTGTGGTTTATGGCTACACCGATGGCAAGGAGATTGTGCTGAATCAGGAGCATCTGAATCCTAATACTCCTATTCATGAGTACCAGCATCTTTGGCGTACTGCTGCCAAGAAGATGAATCCGGAGCTTATTGAGCATGGTGATAAACTCATCATGCAGACCCAGTTGTTTGCCGACTTGAAGGAGGACCCTAACTATAAGCATCTGAGCGATGATGAGATTTGCGATGAGGCTTTTGCTCGTCTGACCGGTGAGGACGGTGCTGCCATCTTGGAGCAGATGGCGAAGGATGCCATTAAGGAAAATCCGCTTGACACTGCTAAAGAGCTTACTATCATCAACCGATTGAAGAATTGGTTGAAGAAGTTCTGGTATTGGACTCTTGATACATTTACGAAGTGGAAGCCTGAGGACATCAAGAAAATGACTTTGGAGGATATTCGTAACCTTGTGCTGAGAGATTTGGCGCAGGGAGTGGACCCACGTACCGTGCTGAAAGGTCAAATGACCAAGGACGAAGCTGTGTCTTTACGCCAGCAGATGGCTGATAATGCCGAGCCTGAAAGAATCCTCGAACATACAGAGGATAACTGGTTACAGGATTTCGGCAAGGATGGTCGTGTCAATACACCAATAGGTAGCATCAAGTTAGGTGAAAACCAATATAAAAAGGCTGGTAGAGAAGACAGAATCAAACGATTTGGTCTATTGAAACCTACCTTGGAGCGTCCAGATGTTATCTTAGAGAAGCCTGCTCCTAAAGAAGGTGCAGAAAGACAGACCAAGTATCTGTTTGTAAAGTCTTTCAAGAAAGTAGACGGAACAAAGATTCTGAACTTTGAATCAATCACCGTAAAGCAAGGCGAGGATGAAGTTTCAATCAGTGCCCATCAAATAGAGCCTTCAAAATTGTTGAAAGAATTAACGGAATCAAAAATGCTATGGAATCGTTTCAGAGGCGATTCTAATTCCTTGGGCGAGAATCAAGGTTCGGCATTAACTCCATCCGCAAATAACCCAAGCGGAAAGGATAGCGTCCTGAATCCTCATAGCGATGCAAAGATACGCAATTCCTTTGAAATCACCAAGGAAAATGGTGGAAATTTATCTGTGGAGGATAAAATAAAGGCTGTATCTCAACAATTTGGGGTTGATGAGGCTGATGTGGCAATGTATGCCAATGCTATTAAGAAGGGTTCTACCGCAGAGGCTGCACGTGCCAGAGCCAATATCAAACGCCATCTGTTGCAGGCAAATGAAGATAAGATTTCCTCTTTCAAGGAACTTCTTAAGTACACCAAGCCTGTAAATGAAGCCTTGAAGGAGAACTTTGGTGACGTTGATGCCATGATAGAGGAGCGCAAGCAGCAGATGGAGGCGCAGCGTAACGCCATGGAAGCTGCAAGAAAGAGAGCTGAGGAAGAGGAAGCCAAGCGCAAAAAGCACTTGGAGGAACTTTCTTTGATTCCTGATGATAAACTTGACAAGCAGTATATGGAGGCTCTTGCTAAGGGTGATGATGCTACAGCCAGGGAAATGCTTGATGAGGCTGCCAGACGTAAGGGATATGACGATACCGAAAGCGCATATCAGGGCGTAGGTGCATGGGCTGCACCGGGAAACCCTGGATATGAAAGCGACAAGGCGAGACGTGACGATTGGGAATCCAGTGGCTCAGATGTAAATCTGGAGGATATGGCTTTGGGGTACACTCCTCAGCCGGATGATTACTTCTCTCACCCTGAGCGTTATTCGCAGAACACTCCTCATGGATTGGAATCTGTGAAAGCCATCAATACGGCTATTGATGCCATTAAGAATGGAGAGAAGGATGTTAAGGTAAAGGTTTATCGTGCTGTTCCAACTTCTGTGAAAGAAGGAAAGTTGCGTAATGGTGACTGGGTTACTCCTTCTAAGAAATATGCCGAAATGCACGGAACGAACCGACTGGATGGCAAATATCGTATCATTGAAGACGAAGTTCCGGCTACTCAACTGTGGTGGGATGGTAATGACGCAAACGAGTTTGGCTTTGATGATGGTAAGGAGTATAAATACAAGAACGCCAAGAATAATAGAAAGTTGAACGACCTTGTTACCTATGATGATAATGGTGACGTTATTCCTCCTTCTAAGCGTTTCAATTCTCGCAAGCAGGATGTACGATTCCATCGAGTGACAGAGCCGGAGGAACTGGATAGGCTGAATAAGGAGAAGACTTTCAGAATGTATAGCGGAATGCAGGAGGTGGATGGCAAACTCTATTCGCCTATGGCTGCCATTATTGACGGAAAGCGTACTGATGCTACCGAGATTGGTGCCTGGATGGGGGCTGATGAAAGACCGGATCTTGTGAAGAACGGAAAATTCCAACTTGTAAAGACCGATAAGAACCCTGGGGCAGGAGAAGGCCCTGTGCCAGCTGCTTACAATCCTTACATGCACACTTCAACTTCGGTGATGAACGACCAATTCTCTGGTGCTTACGCTAGAGGTAACATAAAGGTTGTAGAATGGGAGATTCCTGAGAGCGAGAAGACGAGCGGTTATCATGCCGTGGGCGCAAAGGACTCTGTAGGCTTGGTGCCTTGGACTTCTGGAACAGTGAACAGTCTTCTGCCAAAGGACAGACAGAGAAGCGTGATGCTATCTCGTTGGAGAAAGGCAGTGAGAATCGTTCCTGATGAGGAGGTGGCTGAGAAAATCGCTGCTCAACTGAGCGGTACAGGCTTGGCTATTCCTTGGAATGTAGTTACCCCTAACCAGTTGAGAGAACTTGCCAAACTTGGTGTACCTATCACGACCGTGGAGCAAGGCAGACAGAACCCAGAGGTTAAGGAGAAGTTCCTGAAGCAAATGGCTGATTTGAAGAAGGAGTTTCCGCAGGCTCAGTTTGTGGACGTGAAAATGACCAAGGACGCTTTCAAGGAATGGGGCGGTAAGGGTATCGTGAAATCTCCTATCATGGAGCAGAAATTGAAGAAGCACCCTGATTCTCTGATGAAGGCTGGAACCTACTTTAGCGGTGGTGGACTGGTAGAGGAAGGTTTGAAGGGTATCATCGACCCAGTGGTGGCTGTGGAATATGACCGGAAGATAAGCGGTGTGTATCGCAATAACTTCGGGCAGCATATTGTTACGGCTGACGTGAGAGACGTGGATCCGAAGGAACTGGTGAAGCAGATTGATGGCGAGGTGGAGTATTTCCATGCTTCGCCTGTATGCAAGAACTACTCGCAGGCTAAGAGCAATGGGGGCGAGGTGGAGCTTGACAAGGAGACTGCCAAGAGTACTGCCGACTTCATTGATGCCGTGAAGCCGCGAGTGGTGACTATCGAGAATGTGAAGGGCTACAAGGACTCTGAGGCGATGAATATTATCACAAAGGCACTTGATAAGAATGGCTATACATGGGATTCTGATGTGTATAATGCCGCAGACTATGGTGGCTATACCAGCAGGGAACGGCTGATTGTTAGAGCCGTGAAGGACGGAGAACTGCCGGAAAAGCCAAAGAAACAACCACATAAGGGTGGATGGCTAGAGGCTGTGGAGGATATTCTTCCTACCCTGACGGTGAAGGAAAGCGGTGTGGCTCCATGGATGGATGCCAGACTGAAGGTTGATGGTATCGACTGGCAGAAGGTGGAGAAGCCTCTTTACGTAATGGGCAGTGCCTATGCCGATGGCAAGATTCCTCATGCCTATGGGGATGAGATTCTGCCAACGTTGAGAACCAAAAGCGGAGACGTTATCATCATGCCGGGTGGAAAGGTATTGCGTGCAGATGGCAGGGTATTGGCTAGAATTACCGGACTGGGCGATGACTATAAATTGCCTAAGACGGAATCTTTGGCCCACACCATCATTGGCAATGGTATTCCGGTGCAGTTGACCCAGGGCGTGATTGCTCCTCTGCTGAATAAGGATGACTTGTCGGGCAGAAATGTACTGGCACGACTTGGCAGCTCTATCTTCAAGAACAACTGGGATGCAGACAAGCAGAAACAAGTGAGCGACCGGGTAGTGAACACTGCCAACAAACTGGGTGGTGCTGAGGCTACGGTTTATACTTCTGTAGATGAGGTGCCGGATGCTTATCTGAGTGATGTGAAGAATGGGGCTACCGGATGGTATGACCCTACTACGCATACTGTTCATGTTTATCTGCCTAACTGTGCAGATGCCAACGAGGCTGAGAGAACGGTGCTGCATGAGAAGATAGGCCATGAGGGTATGGAAGTACTTCTTGGTGGCGAAGATGGCGTGAGAAAGTTCGCCAACTTCGTTTATCGTTCCGTAGGTAAGGATGTTCGAGGCAAGATTATTGACTTTGCCAACAAATATGATCCGGACTGGAAGAACCCTGACCGCATGAATGTGGGAACGCAGGAGTATATCGCTCATTTGGCTGAGGAGGGTCCTAAGACTGCTGAGGATTTTTCTCTTTGGACCAAGATTAAGCATTATCTTATCAAGTTGCTTAAGAAGTTGGGTGTTCGTGTGCCGGGACTTCTCAATGACAAGGATTTGAGATACTACCTGATGAAGGCTGGCAAGGCTCTGCACGTTTGGGACGAAATGCCTGAGACACAGCAGGAGGCCATGATGAAGCAGGCTAGCAATGCTGAAATCAAGGATGCGCTATCTGATGGTGCAGGTAAGGGTAAGCCGAGACAGAAGAAGGGCGAAAGTACTATTCAGTACATGAAACGTGTACAGGAGTGGCGCAAATGGCAGAATGCACGCGAGGATAAAGAGAACCCAGAGCCTCCAATGTTCTACGACATTGATAAGGATGAAGCAGGCAAAAAGGAGTGGGCACAGCTCAATAAAGATTGGCGTGAACGCCACCACCTTGTTGGCGAGGAACCTACTGGTATGCCTATCCGAATGGAAAATGAAGAGGATGATGCCTACATGAATCGTATTCATGAATATGAGAAATGGCAGGCAGCCATGAAGGACCAGGAAGACCCTTTGCCAGATATGTTTGTCTTCGAAAAGAAGAAGCAGGAGGTGGTGAAACGCAAGTATGAGGACTGGCTGGCCAAACATGATCTGCTGGAGCAGCAGCAAGCCGATCTGGACTTGTATGAGGGTAAGATTTACCCGGCAGAGACCAATCCGAAGGCTGATGCACTGGAGCAGCAAGTGATGCAGGATTTGGCAGAAGTGACCAGTACTGACGTGAGCAAGGAAGGTGCAGCAATGACCGTTAAGCATGCCGTTATCCATCGTAGAAAAAACATGGAGGAGGCTAGTGCAGATGATGCCATCTATATCAATGATGTGAAGAACAGAATCGAGAAGATGGCTGATAGCGGTGTTTTTGACAAGTTGCTTTCTGACTACAAGGGCAAGCCGAACCGGGCAGAAAAGCTGGCTGAGGCTATACCTTATATAATAGAGGCTCCTAGACGACTTCGTGACCTGGCGCACGATTTGAATGCCACTGGTGCTTTTGACAAGGGACATATCCATATCCAGCCAACTGATGTAGAGGCTATCCAGCCTTTCGTGGCAGACTTGATTGCTGAGACAGGCAAGAAGCATACCGAGCTGAAAGATGGCAAGGAGGTGGAGGTATATGATGATCCTCAGGCAGTGAGCGATGTGGCTAGCAAGATGGCACAGGCTATCAATGCCAATCATCAGGGTGAGGAAGGTTTTGTACCTATTGATGGTTCAGATATTCTGAGTGAGCATGTATTGCCACTGGTGAAGCAGCAGATTGTGCCTGAGGGTATCGATTACAAGAATCTCTCGCCTGAAATGAAGGCTGCCATTGATTCTATCAGAGACTGGTATAACTATACCTACGACTGGTTGAAGGATAATCACACCTTAAGAGAGGACACCGGATATAATGCCGACTATGTAAACCATATCTGGGATAAGGAGAAGAGTGACAAGCAGGCTTATGCGATGTATGTGGAGAACAGACAGCGCACAAAAAGCCCTAACGAGAAGCCGAGAACCATCAGTACCCTGATGGAGGGTATCAGCGTAGGACTTGTGCCTAAGACTACCGACATCACGAAGATGATGGATTACTACAGCAGAAGCAATATCGAGGCTTGGGCTAACAAGACCATGTTGCAGGAGTTGACCGGACTGAACGTGATAGAGCGGAATGAAAAAGGAAAGGTAATTTCTACTGATCCACTACTTTCTTCTTCTGCTCCATTCAATTTGGAGCAGTATAAGTACTTTGAGATTCCGGGCGTAGGCCCTGTATGGGTATATAATGTATCTCCAAAGCAAGTGAAGGTGAAGAATCCTATCACAGACAACGAAAAGGTGCTCTATAGCGAGGCTAGTGCCGGTGACAGATTCGGGGTTGTTTTTGATACCTATCAATCTTCTCCATTCTGGAAAACCTTTGATACGCTAGCTTCTAGTGCCAAGAAGTTGGAGCTGGGCTTTAGCGGTTTCCATGCCGGAGCCTTGACCGAGGTCTATATGGTGCAGAATATGGTGGAGTTTGGTCCTAAGAAGGCCATGGCCAACTTTATGAAGTATATCTTTGCAGATACAGCCAAGAACCATGAGTTGCCTTGTTTTGCCAATCCTGAGGATTTTCAAGAGGCTGCTTCCCATCTGGTGAAGTTCGGAGCGACCAACGACTATGCTGCAGCGGATGTACAAAACATGTTTGATAACATGCGCGATGCGATGATAAAGGTGCAGAAGAAGTTGAAGGACGGAAATAAAATTTCCGGAACGGTGGCTAAGGCTTCTATGCCATTGACGGTGGCAACGCAGATGCTTTCGCTCATCAATAAGGGCATGGATGTAGCTTTGTGGGATTTCCTTCATGACGGACTGAAACTTGCTACCTATCGTATGAGGGCAGACAAGACCAAAGAGCGTGCCAAGAAGAAGGGATGGACTGAGGAAGAACTGAGCCGGGCTTTGGACGAGGACGGACAGTTTGTGAACGATATGTTTGGCGGTCAGCACTGGGATGTGTTGGGAGCCAGCCATCGAACTTTGCGTTATGCCGGACGAGTTCTTCTTTCGCCAGACTGGAATGCTTCTACTACTCGACACTTCCTGGCATTAACCGGATTTGGTTCTATCTGGAATGAGGCTACCTTTGAGAACTTCAAACAGTATTACAAGAGGCTCAAACATAAGGAACTTACACCGGAGGATGAAGGCAGAAGAAGCAGACAGATTTCGGCTTTGCTCTGTTATGGTATCGGATTCATGGTATTTTATGAGGGTATTGCCAATGGCATCAATGCTGCCTTCCGTGCCCTGGACGAGGAAAAGGAGCGCAAAAAGGCTGATGAGATCAGGAAGACCAACCCAAGCTATAAGAGCATGTATGAACTGGCTTATGGTGACGAGGGTATGAAATGGTATGACTATCTTATGCGTGGAAATAGCCTTGGCCAGCAGAGCAAGATCTTCTTAGGCAGATATGAAGATGGTACGGAAATGTATGTAAGACATGGTAAGCAGTTCCGTGAGGTTCCTGAATACCTATTCAACCATAAGGGAGAACTAGAGTTCCCTGGTCCAATGGTTCAGAGAATGATAGGTAAGGCTAACCCTATGGTAAGAATGACGCTGGATGATATTAATTATCTGAGCGATTTCCAAGCCAGCCATGCTGATCAGGAGATTCAGCGCAAATATGGCAAGACCATCGGACTGCTTTATAAGGATGCTTTGTACTGGGCACCTTTCCTGATTCCGAGCCAGGAGAACAAGGAGTTCAAGGCAGTTGATTTCTTCTTCCCTTCTTCTAAGGGGTTCTCTCCATGGAAGGCTCAGAGTTACTTCAAGGACTTTATCCTTAGCGGTGACATGGAAGGCGTGGTGATGACCTATCAGAGCTGCCAGCGCAATGGTATCGACCCTGAGGCTCAGATTAAGGCTGCCATCGGTTCGGTGAAGGCACTGGAGAGTGCAGAAATGAGCGATGGAGTGACTTCTTTACAGGAGGCTAGTAAACGCTTTGATGCTGCCAAGAGTATCACGGAAAAGAAGAAGATGCGCCAGAAGATGAAGAAATTCCTCTCGCAGAGTGACTACAAGGCTTTCACACAGAAGGAGGCTCTGGACATGGTGCAGGGTTATCTGAATGGTGATGAAGACTTGAAGGAAATGGAGAAGGCTGAAAGCAAGTACCTGATGAAGGCTAAGGCAGAGGACGTGACGGAGGACTGGAGAATACAGAACGTCTGGAACGGAACCATTGAGACTTATCAGGAGTATCAGCGTTTGAAGGATGTTGATAAGGCGAAGGCAAATGCCTTTAAGAACAGCAAAACCAACAAGCGACTGTTTGCGGCTAGAAAGGCTATCTCTGCTGCAAGAAGGAAGATGAATAAGGCTAAGAAGCAAATGGATGGTACAAACGATGCTGCCAAACTGGTAGAGATTCGGAATACCAGAAAGGAGCTGCTTAAAACGTTGAACGGAATGGAGTAGCCTTCGGGCTACTTCACTCTAGGAAATGTTCTATATTTCCGAAAATAGGCTTTGGTCAATTCAATTTTATGTTCGATATTTCTACAAACAGAAAAAGGGACTTGCTTCACAGCGAGTCCCTTTTTGATAGTTATAAAAAATCTAATTCCAAATAAATTTAAAATAGTTATGATTAATGAATCATTTGTGTGTTTAAAGTTGAAGATGTTGGAGCGATGTTATCCGAGAGAAGGACCAGATGCATTCTCTGGTTCCTTTTTCTTTGGTGTTGCCCAGCGTATGTAATCAGCCATGCTGTCATCCATGCGCTGTTGTTCACTCTTTGGATTCTCCTTCTTTTTCTCGCCCCAGAGACGTTGGGCAATATCATCCAAACACCACTGCCAATCGTCTCGAAGAGTGATGACCTTGGAACTTGGCATGATGGTGACATCTGCCTTTGGTGGATCAACACGCTTGGTGTTGCCATCCTTATCGGTCTCTTCCTTGGTACTGAGAGAGGCGAAAGGCACGTTATTATCGTTAAGGAACTTTTCTACATCATCTTTTTTGTTGTCACAGAGAAGAATGCAGACAGAAACCTTATTCTTCTTCAAGGTGGTAAGGGCTTCTTTTGCCTTGCCTACCATGGAGAGGTTGCCTTTATCATCTTGTGTAATGACGCAGGCTTCATGTACATTGATAGATTTACTCATAATATCTAATATATTAGAAATTCAACATGTTTAAATGAATTGCGGAACAAAAATACAATATAAGGGAGCATAAAGAGTGATAATTTGCGCAGATTATCACAAAGGTTGGCAAAAAAAAGAGTATTTTTGGCGAAAAATTAAGAATTATGGTTGACAATCATGTAATAAATGACATATCGAACTATGCAGAGCCGGGACCAGACTCACTTGAAGGAGTGAGCCGGGAGCGGTTTACGCAGAGCGAAAGCAATCTTCTGTTGCTGCAATGGGCTTGCCAATACTTCTATGATGGTGCAGAACTGAGAAAGAAGTGGAAGCGAGCGCAAGACTTCGTGATGGGAAGACAGTTGGAAGAGCTGATAGAATGGAACGGAAGAAAGATTACCATCCGGCAGTATATGGAACTTAAAGGTATGCCAATACTGGAATACGATGTAATCGGAGACAAACTTCTTTCGCTCGTTGGCCTTGTGCGCCAGCAGCGCAGTACTGCTACATGTAGTGCCGTGGATCCAAACGAGGAAGACTATATCAGTTTCTTCAATGAGTATCTTCGTCAGAACGACAACTTGAACGACAGGCAAGAATTAGATGCGAGAATGTTCTATGCCTTCTGTGTCTTCGCCTTTGTGGGCATGAAAACCTATTATGGCAGAAGGGATGGCAAGAATGGCATCTTTGACTATTCTGTAGACATCTTTAAGCTAGCTTTACCACCTTTCTTTAAGTATGACCTGAGCGATGTGGAATTTATTGCTGAGGCTCATGATTTGACTTGGCGAGAGATTATTGCTACCTTTACTAATGGAAGCAAGGAAGAGGCTAATAAACTCAGTGAGATCTATCTACAGACGCAGCACCATTTTGCGCCCGAACAGACTTATCACCCGACTGGTGAAGCCCAGTATGCCGGAATAGATGATTTCACCCATTCTTCAGTAGTAGGCAAGTACCGGGTATTGGAAATCTGGACAAAAGAAACCAGACCAGCCATTTGGGTACATGACTGGGAGAGTGGAGATTGCGGATATGCCTCTCCTGACCAGCGCGCATTCTATGAGGAGAAGAAACGCAAGATAGAGGAATCCAACATCATGAAAGATGAGAATGGTCTACCTATGCTCGATGAGAATGGTGAGCCTATCTACTATGTAGACCCTTCTGAACTTAAGACCATCGAAATTAAGGATGAGGCTGAAACCTACTGGTTCAGAAGATATATCACACCGAATGGCTATCTGCTGGATGCCAGGGAATCACCATACTATGTGCTCAGGGACGGATTCAGAACCTCTATCCATCCATACACCTTCGTTGCCTATCCATGCTTGAATGGCGAAGTAAGAAGTTTTACGATGCGAGCCGAAAACAATCAGCGCACCTTGAACCATTATATGATGATGATTAACTTCATTGTGGCGAATGGTGCCAAGGGAACGATGCTTGTTGACGAGAACGCATTGAGTGAGAAACAGAGCATTGATGAAATGCAGGTGAACTATACCAAAACGGATAGTATTATCTTGTGGAACTCGAAGAATGGAGGTAAACCACCCCAGACACTGGTCAACAAGAGTATTCCGGCAGGTGTTGACTTCATGATAAGCTTTGCGAAGACGATGGCAAGCGAGGGAACCGGTGTGCAGGGTGCTCTTCAAGGACAGCACCGGAATACAAGCGGTAAGCAATATCAGTTGGAAAGAGAATCATCATCTACCACCATACAGGACTTTGTTGAGAGTTTCAACAACTTTAAGGTACGTGTGGCCAAGAAGAAACTTTACCTGATACAGGAATTTTGTACCGATGCTGACAGCGTGAAACTGACAGGTGATGAATTTGAAATTCACTTCAATTCAGAGACAATGAGGGATATGGATCTAGACGTAGCCATCGACCTGGATGCTTACAGCCCAATCGTCAGGGTCACGAACAACGATATGGCTTGGAACTTCATGACCAGCGGTAAGATGGACCCATACACTATGCTTACAGTAGGGCAATTCCCTGGTACGAGCAGAATGAGGAAGTACTTCAAGGAACAGTTGGAGAAGCTACAAGCCATGCAAGCGCAGCAGCAAGCGAATGGCGAAATGCCTACAGCAGGAGTTGAACAACAGCAGACTGGTACGCCTGCAGCACATCTGAAAGATGTAAACGATGGAGCAAATGATTTGGCAGCTCTTCCTTCGGCAGCTATGTAGAAAAGAAGTTCTTAGTTAATTCATAATATTGAACGAAATGTTGTTCGGTTCTTAGATTAGATTATTTTATTTTTTTAGGTTTATTAGTTTTTAAGGTTGTTAGATTGTGAAGAGGAAGCCGTGATGGTCTCCTCTTCTTTTTGTTTAGTCAATACCATGTTTCTTCTTGTATATGCGTAACTTAAACATCAGGGTGGAAACTCGGTACATGTAATATTCTTGCCATTGTTTCAACTTCTTGGCCCTAACCTTGTTGTCGGCATCGCAGCCGATGGCTCCCCACTTGGAAGGAGTGTAGTAGTAGGAGGCAGCCTTGATGTCTTCTACGTTCTTGAAGTAGCGTGTTGCCTTCCACTTGCCCATCTGGACTAATCTTCGATATGCGAGCATATCCTTTCTGTTAGGATCGTAGGTCATGATCGCAAAATCTTTATGCGACTGGTCGTAGAGCATGTAGAATCTTGGCGCACCACATTCTTTATACTTGGCAATGGTTGCCTTGACTCCTTTTTGCCACATGCGTGTGGCATGGAAGAGTTCGATACGAGTGACAATAGGCTGGTAGATGGATATGAACATCTTACGCAGCAGGTTAGAATAACTTTGTTTCATTTTTCTTATTACTTTTAATTATTAACTTATATGGACAGGCGATAGAATCGCCTGGAACGGTGACCATACAGGGGATGGATCATGCTGCTGGCTAGAGGCTAGCTGCCACCACCTATGCCTGACAACTCAGCTACTACTGGAGGGCGGTTGCGGAGACGTTCACGCTCTATCTCTGCCTTTGAACGGAATGGGACTATTTCAGGGGCTGGCATATCCTTTTCTACGTAGAGGGCTATGGCTCTGGCCATGACACGGTCATCATGCTTACCGGCTACTGCTCCATAACAGTCGTTCTGCTTGTAATAGAGGAAGTAGGTACATTCGTCTACTGCCGCAAGTTCTCGCTCCATATAGCCACCATCACGGATGATGCGAGCCATCGTCTTCACTACTGCCACCTTGGTTGCCTTGTTGGTATTGAATCCCCATTTCATTTCGATATTCTTCACCTTCTTCAGTTTGGACTGGGAGGCACTATACAGGTTGTTGTAGAGTGGGAGGAGGATAGGGAAGAACAGCTCTGACTGATTACCCTCAGTATTGTTCATGCGCGAGTAGGCAGTATTGTTCTCAATGACCAGATAAGCATCATTATAGAAATGGGCTATCTGGGCGCAGCGCATAGCTAGCTGATCGGCATCGCAGTGACCATGCCACTCAGCTACGATTTCTGGTACGCCACCATAAATTTCATCGTAGCGGTCAAGGACTACAATATCTGAGAAGTCGGAAGTTTTGTGAGAACCACCAATATCGCAGGCTACGATATACCGATGTCTGACAATTTCAGAGTTGTCTGGTCCAGCCCACACCTTCAATGGTCCGCCTGAACGCTCGATGAAGCGGATATTGTTCATGCAAGCATCATCGGCAGCATCATAAGAGTCACCTTCAATGTCACCCACCATGATAGGCTCAATACCCTTGCAGTCCTCTTCCATCTCTTTCAACTTGTATGGGTCGAAGACTGTAGTACCTGAGAAGAGGAAGGCTTCTACATCATCAGAAGGGTATTCCTGGCGCATACCGTCTAAATCATTATACTTCTTGCACTCGTTCACATACCAATGGATTCCTTCGAGCGTAGCACCCTTGATTTCCCAAAGCCACCAGAAGTAAGAGCCATGATATTGCTCATCTTTACGATTCTTGTATAACCAGATAACAAAGTCAATTTTCTCCTGTTCTGTCTTGAAAGGAAGGATATACTTCTCAATATCGAACCATGGCACGAAGTATGGAGTATAGATAGAGAGGCGTTTTCCATCCTTATCGAAAGAGTTGGCACGAACCCATTCATCATGAAACTCATTCTCACGTCCGTTTGGCGTTGATTCTCGGACGATGAATGTTAATGGCACGGTGACACGGATAGAAGAAACCGCAGCGTTGATAACCTTCTGGGGAGTCCACTCGGTAGTATTCGGGAAGAAGGCTTCCTCTGTGATATGTGCCATGGCAGCATCGGCAGAACGGCAGGACTCTGGGTTTCTGGCGGAACCTGTTTGTATCTTGCAATCGCGTGGTATGAGATACTTGATGTTATTCTGTGTGCTTGATGTTTTGAGTTTGCGAGGATCCTCTTTAAAAGGTATTCCTATATCATAGAACAGCCATGTAGGAATGGCATTCATCAATTTCTCGTACATATCGAACACCTGGGTGGCAGATGATGACTGGTGACCAATGATGTTGCTATTCCAGTTGATCATCCAGAATATCTGAATCCATCCCATATAGACATCTGTATCAGTAGAACCACCCCACTGGCGGCATTTGAGGAGTATAACCAGGATAGAGCCTAGTACGCCATGAAGTCGCTGTCTTTCAAACTCCTTAGTAAGACCAATCTGTCCATGGTTGAGGAGGAAAGGTATATCTTCACCTCCATCCTTATTCTTGATTCGGGCGTAGGCGTAGGCGAAGAAATAGAAATCATGCTTACAGCGCAGGCGTATGAGATAGCGAAAGACAGCATCGCGAGCCTTCTCTTGATCGAAGTCGGGCATGTACTTATCGCAGAAGGCCTCTATAGAACCACACTTGATGATGGCGCAGAACTTCTTTTCCTTCAACATTTCTACCGGTAGCCAGAGCTTCTTTCCATTCAGAAAATCAGTGATGACGCATTCGAATCGAAGTCCAGGGGCATTCTCTCCTGTAATGGGACGATAACTAGCGAGGAGACTTTTGAGTCTTCTCTTATCTTCTTCAAGAATCTCTTTGAGCTTCTTATCAGAAATCTGCTGCTGAGGTCGAACCTTTAAGGAGGATTTTGCTACTGGCATTCGTTATATATAATAATGTTAAGTGTTGAATGTTAAATGTTAAGTGTGTTGGCATGTCGGATAAATCTCTCTACCTTGGCATAGATGAAACCGAAACAGAATAGGACTATGTGGAAGATACCAGCTATGTAAGGGAGAAGGAAACCTATAGCCATACCGAGCATCATCTGCCAGAAGTAGATGCGGTGATACCGATAATACCATTGCGCAGAGAATCCCATAAAAAATGAAATCAATACGGATGCACCCAATACTGGCAGTGCCGGATAGTATATGAAAGATAACGCAACGGAACAAATCCATGCAGCAAGTAGGCGATGGAAGCGAAACTGATGATGGACCATCAATAAGCACCAGCCGTTGAGGCCCCAGTGTATAAAGTTGGCATGACCGAACATGTAGGCAAAATGAGTATATATTGGCGATGAAGCAGACACAGCCAATGAGGCATGTAGCGGTACGATGATAGCCATCAGAAAAATACAGATGAGAGTTATATATAATGTTCGCATAGACAGAATATTACTATTTGGAATTGTTTTTTCGATTTTGATTGAAATAGGCAGAAAGTTTCTGCCTGATGGTACGAGGAGAAAGCCCCAAGCACGGAGCAGGCCGCTCCAGGGCTAAGTCTACCAGTTTATACAAGCATGGAGATTTATCCCTTCGCTGTTCCCTGATTCTGAGCACTTCTTCATACAGAGCTTCATATAATTGCTGTTTGCGATAGGAAGCCATATCGAACTTAGGAATGATACCTTTGAGACGCAGCGAAACGTACCTGAATGCTGATGTATCTGAGATATAGTAGCAGGTGGTAGGAAGCGATGAAACAACTTCGCATATCTTATCTGTAGTAGTAGGATATTCTACCACTTCGAGAGCCTTGCGATAGAGGATGATCATTTCACGGTCTCGTATCGGGTTTATTTGGGATATAGAATTTTTATGTTTCATGCTAGCAAAGTTAATATAGCAACTTGCGCATTTTATCAATAAGTTATGCGAAATTTTCCTTAATTTAGCACACAAATATTAAAAATGAATATTTATGGCAAAAGAAACTATTGATAATCAGAATGTTAAGTCAAAGCGAGATTCTTTCCGAGAGCGTCTTGCTCAGCGTTATCCGGACTTGAATATGGACGATGATGAGGCTGTTTATGGTCAACTTTCGACCGATTACGACCAGTATGACCAGAATAAGCAGAAAATGGATGACTTCAACAAAATGTTGCAGGACAACCCTCATGCTCCAAGTCTGGTGACAGGTCTTGTTACAAAGAAAAATGCCGATGGCAGCGACTTCAATTTTATCGATTTCATTATTGATGAAATGGGTCAGGACTATATTGATGCCATCAATGGTGACGAGAAGGCTAAGGCTCGTTTGAAGGCTAGTGAAAAAGAGAAACTTGAAGCCAGCGAGAAACTTGCCAAAGAAAAGGATCTTCTTGCAGCCAACATAAAGCAGTCGGATGATGAACTTGATGCAGCCATTAAAGAAGCGAAGTTGAAGCCTGAGGCTATTACTGAGTTGATAGAGTGGCTTTACAAGCGTAGCGATGATGGCGAGGATCACGATGATGATGGTTTTGTATGGCGTGCAGCTCGTTATGATCTGAAGAAAGAAGACTTCTTGCGCCTCTTCCAAATTAAGGACTTCGACAAGGCCGTGGCCGATGCAGAAGAGAGAGGCTACAAGCGTGGTAAGAACGAGAAGATTGACCAGCAGAGACAACTTCACGATGGGAAACAAGGTGGTAAGAAGAACATCAACATCGATGGAGGCGGTGGTGCTCCTTCACTCCCAAAAGAGAAGAGCCGTACTGAACAGGTGTACAGCAAGATGATTGGAATGTAGAATTAGAAATTTATAATTAATAATTTTAAATGTATAGATTATGAAACAGTTTAAGAAATGGTTTGGTTTCATGATGGCGATGCTCGTCATGATTCTTAGTGGTGGAAGTTCTTATGCAATGGCAGAAAATCCTCCTGCTATTCCATCTGGTGAAGGTGGTGGTGGCGCGACAGGTCCTTTGAATGGTCCCGGTGTAGGTGGCTCTGGTCCTCAGTGGCAGGGTGGTAGCCAGGAGATACAGGAAAAGATGGGCAACTGGGACTACTATGTTGCTCATGTTAACCCGACAGTCGTAGAGATGAAGTTGGAGAGTTGTCCTATTGATCAGATTTTACGTGCATCCAAGAAGATGACTCCTATCGACTCTGTCCGAGTAGAATACTATTCTATCGGTCAGAAGCCTATCATGTCAAAACTTACGACTCAGGTTAATAAGCAGACCAATGGTAACTCTGTAACCTTCGTGGTAGAAAATCCGGCAGCTTTCGATAATGGTGATGTTATTATGGTAGATGGCATCTATGGCTATGATGAGACAGGTACAAACAAGAGTACTTTGATTCCTCTTCAGTTCCGTGTAATCAGCCATGATAATGACAATAACCCTATTGCCTACGCTCTGAATGGAAAGAAAAACCCTTCGCGCGGCAACCGTGACTTTGAAGACAATATTCCGGTAGGTACAACTCTGATGCGCCTCGGAAGAGCCGCAGGCGAGAAAGAGGTTGAAACTGGTAGTTATTACTCTATGCCAGATAAGAGCTTCCAGTATTGTCAGCGATTTATCATGCAGGTTGAGGAGTCTCTTATCAACCGCATGAGTAAGACTCAGGTAAAATGGGACTTCACACGACAGGAAAAAATGGCTATGGACGATATGCGTTATGGCCAGGAGCGAAGTGGTCTGTTCGGTGTAAAGAGCATGTCGAATGGTGGCGAGAAAGTTGGTTTGACCTATACCATGGGCGGTATTTACTGGGAAGCAGGCAAAGACTTGCAGATTGGCCATTGGGCTGTCAAGAAAGATGAGAATGGTGAAATTGTTAAGGCAAAGGTAAAAGTACCTAAGCCAGAAGGTACCGGTGGCGAAACTGTAGAGCAGGAAAAAACAGTATATGAGTATGTGATCAGCGAGAAGGAACTTTCTGCATTTATCGCTGCAGTATTGAAGGGTGCTGGTAACTCTAGCCGTACCAAACTTCTCTTCGTTGATAACTTGATCTATCAGGCATTTGCTAACCTTCGCTCTAACAAGCGTATCATTACCCAGACCGAAAAGGACTATCAGGGTTGGAAACTTGATTTTGAGAAGTTCGAGAGCATGGGTACAAAGATTCTGATTTATCGTCACGATGCTTTTAACTCCTGGGGTATGGATGGTAGAGCGTTCTTGCTGGATGCTCGTTATCTTGACAAATACGTATTCGGTGTATGGAGCAGAAACGAGTTTAACGCTAAGGATCTCTTGATTCGTAACACTGCAGGTGTTGTGATGGAGGAGTATAGCTGCTGGGTACTGACCTTCCCTGATGCTCATGCGCGTGTAGCCCGACCAGTCTTCACTGGTGATGGCGTTACAGATGAGCAGATTTTGGAGGCAGCGTAATCATCGTATAGGAAACTGATAGTTTTCTACATATATCAATCTAGGGGATAGTTGAGGCTAATGCAGTCTCACTATCCCTTCTCACCATAAACACAAATAGATATGTATAGATTTGTAGCTAAGAGCATGCTCATTTTTGTGGTGACTCTGCCGAGCGGACTGATCAAGAACATTGAGTTTGAACGGTGCAGCAACGATGCCTATTCGTACATTACGGATAGCAAGCAGGTAGCAGAGTGCATCAGGCAACATCCTCTTACGAAGGCAGGCCGTATCATTGATGAGAGCCAGCCGGAAGAAGTGCAGATTCAGCAACAAAAAGAAGAGCAGGTGAAGGACGAGAATGCCCTTCATTTCGAGAATATCACCAAGGCAAAAAATTATCTCCAGAAGACATTCAAGGTAGATGTAAGGAAACTGAAATCACCTTCGAGTGTGAAGGAGAAGGCTAAAGAGCTGGGTGTGGTGATAGAGTTTTAATAATATAATTTTCTTGCGATATGGAAGCATTGATGAGTGACCTTGTGAAGGAAATGCGCATAGCTATGGACGAAGTGATCCATGATGAGGTGAATGACATCATTACAGATGATTCGGACACGGAAATGAAGCAAGCCATTGAAACGGCAGCTCAACAGATTCTGCTGCAAGCACCAGCGCAAATGATTCTCCCCAAAAGAGTGGAAGTTTCGCTGAACGAACGCGGCAAGCAGGATTATGATGCCATCCAGACACAGTTTACAGATGGTCATGGATGCCTGACAATTCCTGAAGACTGGCTGAGACTTGTAGAGTTGAGGCTACGAAGTTGGCAAAGCACGCTGACTATGCTGATGGAACCGGGCAGCAAGGAGGCTCAGATGCAAGCCTCCCGGTGGACCAGGGGAACGCCCCAGAAACCAAAGGGCATGATTACCACATCGCCAACTACAGGAAAGCGAGTGCTGATGTACTGGACTGCCGGAAGGTATGATGCCAACCATGCACCTGTTGGAGCTGTATATGATCATGAGGTTGAACTGTTCACGTATATCCCTTATCAAAAGTTAGAGAATGTGTATTCTACTGATACTGGGCATGAAAAGGAAGTGACCGACCAGAAGATCATCCTTTCCCTTACAGATGAATGCAAGAAATATCTTATCTATCGTGCCGTTTCAATCTTCCTTGTAAGTAAGAAGGAAAACGAACTGGCCGAAAAGTATAACCAATTATCTCAAATATAAAATCTTATGGCTAACGATATAGACAAAACAAGTCCTCACTACAAGGGTGATTTTGGCAGCATCTATGAGGTGAACCGAAAGTTCCCTACTGGTGGTGTTTCCGGTGACTTTGTGGTCATAGACGGTTGGGCTCATTACTGGAATGCAGACAGAGGAACTTGGTGTGTAAATGCCAAGAGGGATAGCTATTGGGACGAGTTGATAACGAATAACATAGAAAAGTTTAAATCTGATATTGCCATATTGAAGGACTTGATCCGTGCTGCTACCGGTATGCCGCAAGATCTGCTCGACAAGATGGTGGAGTATAATGCGGTTTTGGAGCAGGTAATGCCGTATATTCGTAATATGAGTGAAATCACAGAGAGTGATATTGGCAAAATTATTGCAGGCACTTATGTTCCTGAACAAACGAATCCTCCCCACAGGCCTGATTCAGATTTGATTAGTTATGTGAAGGCAATTGATGTAAAGGTTACTGATACAGGCAAGAAGCTAGATCAGTTTATCGCTTCTGATCTTACAACGGAACAAGTTAATGATTTGTTGGATAAGCAAAATGATAATATTAATATTTAATTTTTATGGCTGAGTATAATTATTTAAGTAAAACTGGTTTGACTGCACTTTGGAACAAGTGCAAGAGTGTGTTTGTTAAGGCTTCTGAAAAGGGCAAGGCAAATGGTGTTGCTACACTTGATGGCAATGGTAATGTACCTTTGTCTCAGTTGGGCAACATAGACACCACCTTTGCGGAAGTAGTTACGGAACTTCCTAAATCAGGTATCAAGAAACATATCTACATGATGAAGGCTGGCACCACTGGCACTAAGAATATTTATGCTGAGTATGTTTATACAGGTGATGTTGCTGGCTCTTACGATGCAACCAAGTGGGAGAAGCTGGGTGAGGCTACTACAAGTGTTGATTTGTCCGGCTATGTTCAGACTGCAACATTGACAACAGAGCTTGCCAAGAAGGTTGACAAGGTAAGTGGTAAGCAGCTTTCTACTAACGACTATACCACTGATGAGAAGAACAAACTGTCTGGTATTGAGGAGAGTGCCAACAAGTATGTTCACCCTACCAGTGCAGCTGGAGCCAAGACTGCTGGTCTGTATAAGATTACAACAGATACCAATGGTCACGTTACTGCTGCCACTGCTGTAGGTAAAGCGGATATCACTGCTCTTGGTATTCCTGCAAGTTCTGACTTTGTTGAGATTACGGAGGAGTTCATCAACTCGCTGACTTAACGGTGTCTTTTCTATGAACTTTAGTCCAAGCCTATACTTTGGGTGTAATAGACACTAAAGTTACAATAGAGTCAAATTGTTTTATTTTAAAATTATATACAATGAAGATATTAACTGATACAGGTTTAATGGTGCTTTGGCAGAGGATAAAGGATTTGTACAAGAAGATTTCCGTCTCTGCCAAGCAGACTACCACATCTACAGCAGATGGTGGTACGAATGTCATGACCTTTACTTTTGGTGATGGCACATCTACGACCTTGTCCGTAAAGAATGGATCTAAAGGTTCTGATGGTGCAAGGGGAGAAACAGGTGCAAAGGGAGAAAAAGGTGATCGTGGCCCAATAGGAGAAACTGGACCTCAAGGAAACAGCGGTATAGCTGATGCAAGCAACAAGCCCCTTATCAACGATGTTATAACTGGTGGAGGAACAAACTATCTCTCAGCAGAGGTAGGTAAATTAGGAATCCTAAACTACGACTGCTCAAAAGGAGGTTACGTTACTCACGCTACTCTCCAAGATGCCATCAACTCTGTTCCTACCACATTTCAGAAGGTAGGTCTCACCATCACCTACAAATCAGGTGACACCATCTACCGCTATGTTTTAAAGGCAAATACATGGTCAGCAGACCCAGCAAACTGGTTTTCTGTAGAAGACAAACTCAGCGGCTTACAAGAAACAAAATTTGTACCAACAATCCCTACTTCTATATCTAAGAATAATATGACATTGTTGTCTTCTAGTATAGAAGAAGGTAAAATATTACTGTCTACAGGGGAAATACAAAGCCTTGCAGGTATTAACTGTATTACCGCAAATGTAAAAAAAGGAGATGTTTTATATCTTGATTTAGATGATGCTTTCGCGGACGTGTATGGTGTGTTTGCTATTTACGATAATGAAGATAATCTCATTTATGTGCAGAAAGGAGGGTCTTATTATACAGGAACTGGTAAATGCATTCAAGTTTATAAAAATGGGTATATAAAGTATTGTATCAGAGAACATACTAATAAAGGTATTTATAGAATAAATGATACCGCAAATATAGACAACTATGCACTAAAGTCTGAGACAGATAAGCTAAAGTCCTTATTACATTCACCTGTAAATGTTTCTATTGAAGAGCAAGGTATAAAAGGAATATATATTACAGATGGAAGCATAGATTTAAATTATCCAGTATGGCATTGTATATTTCCATCTAAGTATAGTATTTACAAAGTAACTACTGTAACCGGACTTGCAAATGGAACAGTTGATGTTTGGTATGCAATCACATTTTTAAATGCAAAAAAACAAGTTATAGGAGGTTTAACCGATAAGCAGGTTGGAAGTCAGCATTTAACAAATTACAGTTTCAGTGTGATAGCTGAGACTGCCTATATAGCTATATCAACAAATAACGAAAATTATAAACCAGTACTAAAGGGGATAAGCGAGACTAGCTATATCTCCCCAGTAGACTATTCTGAATTGGACAACTACTCACTAAAGTCTGAGACAGATAAGTTACAGTCTGAGACAGATAAGTTACAGTCTGAGACAGATAAGCTAAAGTCCGTATTATTACGTTTTTCATCTGCAGATGTTTCTATTAAAGAGCAAGGCGTAGACGGGATATATGACACTGATGGAAGCATAGTTTTAGAGCCACTAAGATGGCACTGTATATTCCAATCTAATTACAGTGCGTATAAAGTAACTACTGACACAGGACTCGCACACGGAGTTGTTGACCATTGGTATGCAATTGCATTTCTAAATTCAGAAATGCGAGTTATAGGAGGCTTAACCGATAAGCAGGTTGGAACCAATGATTTAACAGAATATTATTTTAATGTAATAGCAGGAACCGCTTATATATCTGTATCAGTAAGTAGCAAAGATTATAAGCCAGTGCTAAAGGGACAGTCAAGTGAGAATGAGTATATTAACCCAGTAGACCATCCCGAATTGGACAACTACGCAACAAAAGAATATGTAAATCAAATTGTTGGTAACAAGCCCAATAAAGTATTGTGGCTTGGAACATCTATACCAGAGGGGTGCTTATATCCGGAAAATGCCTGCAAAAATATAGGTTACATGTGCCATAATATGGCACTGGGATCGTCTGGAATTATTATGAACAGTGGTGTACTCGGTAATGACAGAGACGGAAAAGATTTATCAGAAAGCGCAGCCGAAAAAATGTTAAGATACAAAAGCCATATTGGAGATGGTACAAATGGAACTATTACACAAAGCAGGTATGACGCAATGATGAATTGGGGATACGATAAAAGAATTATTCCTTATATAGATGGAACTATTGATAATTGTGATATTGTAGTTTTTGACCACGGCTATAATGATAGAGATGCCAACGCTATGAAAGAGGCGGTGGCTAATTTTGACAGCTACGACTTATCTTTTAATAAAGATGACTCAGACTATAATAGAGGTACCTATGTTGGAGCTTTTTGCTTTTTGGTTAAAAAAATATATGAGGTAAATCCGAATATAAAAATAGTTATATGCTCATACCTTGAAAATAAAACTGGTAGTCCTGAGTTCCCAAATGATAACATGAATAAATGTGGATATATTATATGTAAGTTATTGGAAAAAATCGCACATCATTTTAACTTTCCATACTTAAATATGTGTGACTATAACGGCTTTACTATGGAGTTTGTTCCAAATACTTCAAGTTACATCTCTAATATAAATACTAATCAGGAAACAAACTATTCCAATATCAATTTCACTGGTAAAGCTAATAGTAAAGGCGATGTAACAATGTTTCAGTATTATTGTCCTGACGGAACACATCCGCACACAGATAAAAGTGGTAGAGCACTTGAAAGAATAACATCGAGTATAACTAAGTTACTAAGGGATATTTAATAATTATTATAAACCATATTGATGATTACTGTCTTTTCTAGATAGGCATCTGTATATAATTAACAAAATTGTTTAGTACAAACTAGTAAAAAAGAACTCTAAGTCGCTGAGTTTAGAAACTTAAAAAAATAGATATATGAAGAAGAATAAGAAGCAATTACATGAAGCACTGGCAGTGCTTCTTACCAAACTTTCATCGGCAAGGGAGAATCCCTTGCTGATGGATAACTACGTTACGAACGCCTTGCGCACGGTTCTTGGCGAGTTCAAGGCATCGGGTGAACTTTATGATGCCTACAAGGAGCAGATACAATCCACCATGGAGAGTGACAATCCTTGGATAGGTATGCTGATGAAATCGATTGGCGGTGATGCCTCTGTCAAAGAGAGCATGACCGATGAAGCCATCAAAGGGATGGTAAACTCTATGTTAGGAGAATAAACTGTGATCAGATGGGTATAAATATAATAAGGTGTAACTCTTGATAGGGCTACACCTTATTATTTATAGGTCAATCAATATTCTCACAGATGTACATATCAAATGAGCTGCAATCTGTATGACCGGAGGCCTTTCAAGAATAATTTGCTTACAGTTTGTTACTTTAGCAAAGTTTAACTTTAAAATTTTGCTCAAAATGAATTGATTTGAGTAAAAAGATGTAATTTTGCCACAGATTTTAATTTTATCAAGAACGTGAACAATTAACTATAGACAAAAGGAGGTTTTTCAATGACACAAGAACAAGAAGCCGAAGTCCAACGGTTGATAAAGGACATTGATGTGACGGAACTGATGAATATGCTTAAGAAGCATGGTAATCGGTATAGCAGAAGAATATTGAAGTTTTTCAGATGGTTTTGTAAGTATGTGCCTATCATTATTATGTGCTTTCACGCTTATGGAATATGGGAGTTCTCTCAGCATCCCCGTGAGATGTTTATCCCCTATAATGAAAATATGCCTTGCTATATCTTTATTTATTTCATGGTTTACGTCCTGCCGATGGTGACGATACTGGCAAGTAGATTTTTCTTCTTGTGCCAGCGGTATCGCATTCCATTTATATACTTCTTAGGTATCAATGCGGCTCATATTGTAGAGTGGAATTGGTACACAACTAAAGATATGGTGGATTCATGCTTTACGGTCATGGCCGTGACAGCTATATTCTATTTGTATAGCTTTGCTAAAATGTTTGTTAATGAAACGAAGATGGGCAGAAAGATTTGCTCCTGATAGAGAATGCTGGAGATAATCGGAGAATAACAGAGATTTTTAGGAATAATATTGAAAAAGAAGACTTATGAAGAAGGTACTGAATTATGATACCCTGGGATGGGCATTGAAATCATTGAGCGATGCTTGCTTTAAGGCAGCAGAACAGCAGAAGAATGGGGAGAAGGTTACGGCTTGCGGTATGAGCGATGACGATCTGGACAATCTTTGTGAACAGATTCCGTTCATGCTGAATCCTTATATGACTGCAGGTCAGGTAAAGAAGGAGGCTCATATCAGCGAATCTACTCTAAGAAGGGCCATTGCAGATGGGGAGCTGGAGAGTGTGGGGAACGCTGGGGACCATAGCCATTTCTTCAAGAAATGGGACGTTAAGGAGTTTATCAAGAAAAGATTGAAACGAAACAAGTAGAAAAAGAGAGAGGCGAGAGATTGCTTCTCTCTTTTTTATGCTCTAAAACATACAATTTTTGCCTTAAATTATATACTAATATATACAATATTCTTGCGAATTTATATATATGCTGTGGTTTTGATATGGGTCTATGTCACCTTAAATCTTTGGAAATCAGCCACTAAAAGAATGTTTGACAGAGTTATAAAACATGTTGATATTTTGGGATAACTTTGTTGCCGTAATCGATTACATGTGTGAATAAACAAAATGTACAACTTTTATTTCTTTAGGAATTATGGCAGAAGAAGTAATTAAGACTACCTCTTGTTGCAACGATGCAATGATGGGTGGTTTGCTTGGAGCGATGGCAAATCGTGACAGCAATCCTTTGGCAATGGCGGCTATGATGCGTAACCGTGACGATGATGATATGTGGAACAATCCGTTCGCCTACATGATGATGATGGGCATGATGCGCTATATGTATGGTGCAGACTGGAACAATCGTGACAATGGCGCAGACGTGCAGCGTGCGGAGATTCAGGGTCAAATCGAGAGTTTGCGCAACCAGATGGCAGACAATCAGAACAGCAACTTGCTGATGGGTGCCATCCAGGGTAACGGCAACGACCTTAAGATGTTGGCAAGCAATCTGAACTGTGACTTCAACGCCTTGCAGAACTCTATCTGTGGCATCCAGGCTGGCATCCAGCAGCTTGGTGGTCAGGTAGGATTCTCGGCAGAGCGAGTAATCAACGCCATTTCGCAGGGTAACTTACAGATGACAATTGCGCTTAAGGATTGCTGCTGCCAGACGCAGCAGAACATCATCAAGATGGGGTATGATAATCAGCTTGGTCAGAAGGACATCGTTAACCAGATGCAGCAGGGCTTTAGCTATACCAACACTGGTATAGAAAGAGCAGCTTCTAATCTCGGTTTCCAGATGCAGCAAGACAAGTGTGACGTCATCCGTGCAGGTGAGAACAACACCCAGCGCATCATCGACACCTTGACAGGGCATTGGAGCCAGGAGCAAGCTAACGAGATTCAGGACTTGAAGTTTAAGAACTCTCAGTTGCAGCAGAACATCTACCTTGCCAATCTGATGAATGGCGGTTGCGGATGTGGCGCAGGTGTAGCAGGTGGCTATCAGTAAAAAAGTAAAGAATGAAACAGAAGCGTAGTGGTATGAACAAGATTTCTCCAGTGGGTTTGGCTACTACAGCATTGGTAGCCAACCAAGTTTCAGTCTTAGCTACTTACAATGAGAAGCTTTGCAGACCTTATTGCGTGAATGGCAATGTGCAGCCACAGGCAAGCATAACCTACAGTTATGAGCAGCCTATCCTGAATGGTACAACGGTGTTTGTGCCTATTGTGGCGACTATCTCCATCATTACACCTGTAGTAACAGGCAACAAAAACATGATGAGAGCACAGCCATTGATTTACACGGAAAGATGGGTAGCAGCCTTCCAAGGGCAGACAGCTCTGCCAACGGCTGTGACCATCACCAGTGTGGGAAGAACGCAAAAGGCTAACGATGTGGTATGCGGAAAGGCTAGAGGCCTGAGCATATTTGACAGTCTAACCGTAGCATTGACTACTGCTTAGTATCATTATAGGGGGAAATGGTGGATGGTTTGTTAGCCATCGTTTCCCTCGCATTATCCATTTAAAACGATACGATTATGATATTTAAAGATTTAAAGGCAGGTTTCCCGGTCTTTTTGTTTGACCGGGCGACTAGAAAATTCAAGCAGGGTAAAGTGATGAATACTCCAAGCCCTGATATTAGTGGTAGCAAACCCAACATGATGCCACAGATGCCTGGCATGCCAAACTTTGGCACCATGAACGTGAAGGTGAATGTTCAGACGGAAGACGGAAAGCAGTCAACCTATTCGGTAGTTGATACTGAGCAAACAGCATACAGCGACACCCTTGTAATCTCCTGTAGCAAGGAGAGTATCATCAACGAGGTAAACGCATTGAAGAACCAAGCCAATGACATCATCAATAAGATGCCGGACTTCGAACAGACCGTAAAGGACTGTGATCAACTTCTCTCAGAATTGGACACAACGTTTCGTGACCAGCAGAAAACCAACGAAAGACTCGACCAGATGGAGAACAAGCTGGATGAGATTTTCAAATTTGTCAAATCACAAAAACAAGAATGATATGAACTTAGTAGAACTTATCACAAAATATCAGAGTGACGCCACACCGGAGCAGATGGTGAAAGTAACCAAGATCATCGGCAAGTTTGTGGCCATGCACGCAGAGGAAAATGACCTCCTGAAACTCTATAAGGAGATTTATGGGGTTGTGGGTAACGGTCACTTCAACGACTTCTTTGCTGATGTTCAGATCAAGAAGATGGTGTTTGAGGATGACAAGGAGGTTGAGCATCGTGCTCCTTACTATACCGCAGCTAAGACGCAGGAAATCTATGAGACGGTGAAGGACGAGATCAGACCTTACAACCAATGGGATTTTGCCGTGGTTCTGAACATGATCTACTCTGACAACTATAATCTGATGAAGAAATGGTTCCCGGAGGACAGTGAAGAGCAGATGATGGACAAGATGGTGGACCTTGCCGTGAACTGGCTGAGGGATGATGATAACCCTTATGGCCATTGTAAGGCTTGGGGGTACTTCAACCATTGAAATGTTGAATGTTGAGTGTTGAATGTTGAGTTTGTGGGAAATTCCATAATGACTAGAGATATATAAAAGAAAACTATCAGAAGAAGAGAATGCAGGCGGAAAATGGGCTTGTGTTCTCTTTTTTCGTATGAAGTTGCGCAATTTATCACAGAGAACTGGGAATGATGGCTTATATTTGCATCGTTTCCATAACGGAGTGGGGACGGATAAATGAAAAAGAAAATGAATGATATTCGAGGTTACTTAATTGGGACACTTTGGACCTTTCTGAGTCTGCTGGTTCCCATCAGGGATTTTATGATTGCCATGATGGTATTATTTGGGCTGAACCTGGTGTTTGGTATCGTGGCTGCAGTGTTTAACGGTGAAGAATGGAGCTGGAAGAAATTCGGTATGTTCTTCGTATGCTGTGCAGTGTTCTTTGTGACGGTGGCAGCTCTGTTCATTATCGGTCACTTTCTTCACTCAGACACAGAGGCCTTGTTTTGCGTGAAGTGGGTGTGTATAGCAGCTACTTACCTGTTTGTTACCAATATCCTGAAGAATCTGAGGCGGATGCTGGTTGCTGAGACACCTTTCTACAAACTGGTGGACTATGCCTATTATGCACTGACTCTAGGATTCGTAGAGAAATTCCCGATGTTTAAGAAGTATCAAGAATATAAAAACAATAAAGAAAATGGAAATGAAGGAAATAACTAAGGAGCAGATACTGAAGATTATGCCGAATGCGAAAAATAGGGTAGATAAATATTTGCCTTATTTCAACGAATTGGCAGAGAAGTATCACATCAATACAAAATTACGATGGGCACATTTCCTTGCCCAAATAGCGCATGAAAGCGGTGAACTTCTTTATACCCATGAACTAGGAAAAAACTCTTATTTCACGAAGTATGAGAAGGGATCACTTGGAAAGATGCTTGGCAACACGCATGAGGGCGATGGTGCCAAGTATAAGGGCAGAGGCTTCATCCAGTTGACCGGCCGAAGTAACTACTCAATATACCAGGTCTACAGTATGCAGCCTGTGTTGGAGCATCCGGAGTTGCTGGAACAGCCGGAACTTTGCGTTGACGTATCGATGTGGTTCTGGGAAGCGCATGGGCTGAACGAACTGGCTGATGCGGATAATGTGTTGAGAATTACGAAAAAGATAAATGGAGGCACAAATGGACTGGTTAGCAGAAAGAAGTATCTTGCCAGGGCCATGGTTGCCTTATAAACAGAATAGCTTATGAAATCGAAACATTTAATTATCTATCTGTTTGTATGGATAGCGTATTTCTCGTTGTTGTTTTTTACAGGTTGTAAGACGAAGACTGTGACACAGGAACATTATATTACGGACCAAACAAAGAACAAAAGTTTGGATGCCTCCTGGCAGGAGCGATTTATCTCTGCTTTTGAGCAGATGGCAAATAGCAGGATCCAGGAGCACGAAACATCTGTCAAGGAAACTACCCATACAAAGGATAGTACTTCAACCACTGTAGACCAGACTGGAAAGCCTATCAAGACAGAGTCATGGCACTCTGTTGTGACCAACAGGAACACAAAAGAGGTGCTGAGGCTAAAGGATTCCATTAATATCATATCTAAAAAAGTAGATAAATATCAACATCTTGTGGTTCAAAAAGATTCGCTGATTCGGTTAAAGCAAGACTCTATCAACATTATGAGGCGAGAACTAACCAAGAATGAGCAGCGACTTGTGACTATAGGGAAGGTAAGTCTTGGCGCGTTAATAGGTATTATCATAGCCATCCTAACAGGTACTCTTGTTTGGTTATGGCATCGTAGAAAAAATGTTAAGTATGAAGACAATAACAATTAAAATCATCAAGAAGAGCGTAATGGGCGTGGTAGAAGGGCTTACTGCCACCATTGCGCAGCATAACCAGGAGGTGGACTTTCAGACCGTCTGGGCGAGTGATGGTGAGGAAGCGAAACTGGATATATACTATCGGGAGGCGATAACCGACTTGGAAAACTTCTTGGCAAGATTCTCTTCTTCGACCACACAGCAGTTTGACCTACAGGCATTGGCTGATGATTTCTCAATCACCATCAAGACTTTGGTTTCTTGGCCACCTAGACTAAGTGGGGTTCTGACGAACCAAATACAGAACTATCTGGTTCATGCTATCCTTGCCGGATGGCTGAGCGACTTCCCGGATATGGCTCATACAGATTATGCCGGTATGGGAGCGAGTGACCTTGACGCCATTAAAGAGATTTTGTTAAAGAAAGACTTTAACTTTGCTGAGGCTGAAAGAAAAGCAGATGATACAACGAAAGAAGGTTCTTCGGCCAGTGATACATCAGCCAGAGCAGTGGACCTTCACGAAAAGGCTGGTTCTTCTCCTATGGCTTCGGCAAGAAGTGGGGATGAGATAGGTAAGCAGGAGAATGCGCAGGCAACTGCCGGGCGGTCTGCAGATGCTGAGGCTAAAAGTCAGAATGAACTGGATGCTGAGGCTCGAAATGTGGACAAAGTAGATAAGGATGCCCAGAGTGGGCTGAAAGGATCTGAGCGCAATCAGGACTTCGTTTCGCAGCATTTTCATCAGGATCATGTAGACTGGAGCGGAGGTAGGCCGCCTTATGAACTGAGGTAGATTTATTAATCATCTAAATATTTCGAAATATGGATAGTAAACTAATTACGTTGAACTTTAGCATGGAGCAGGTATGCAATGACATATTGGCTCGATGCTATGTGTTGAGCCAGGGACTGGTGGATGATGCCCAGAAGGACATCAGAGCGACTATTGAAAGCCCTGACAGTAAAGAGACTTGCAGTATTATTAATCGTGCAGTAACGGAAGCTATCGGTAATATCAAGGTTGCAGCTCAGCGTTATCTGACCTCAGGTAGAGTGGAGGATAACAACAACCTGGAGCGACTAGTGAAGGGTACGAGAAAGTATGTGTACACCGATAACAAGAACGGAACTTGGACGGAGGTAGTGACCACAAGCATCATCGGCCAGGAAGATGAGGAAGTGACTTCTACCGTAACTAAGGCTGGTAATGATCGGGAGGAAAGTATCTATGAGACTGTGACTCTGAAACTGGAGATTCCGAACTGGAACGTGGCTGTGACGGATGCGCTTAAGAGCAACATGCACCGGTATATGGTTGACTATACGATGAGCCAATTTTTGCAGGATCAGTATGCAGACAAGGCTGGACAGTATGGGAATAGTGCTACCGCGGACTTCAATAATATGAAGAGCAACCTGTTGAGCCGGGATAACTATACTTTGAGACGGCCGAGCTTTACCTAAGAGGCTATTGGGGACAGGCGATAGAATCGCCTGGAACGGTGGCTTTACTTAATGAAACTTTTTTTCTTCTTTCGTTTTAGGTGTGTTTATGGAAAGAGCCTTCGCTTCGGAATTACTCCTGATTTGCGAAGGCTCTTGTTTTTGGGGGCCATGGCTTAAAAAGCCATGGAACGGTGGCTTTTCTTTTTAGAACTAACGGTGGCTTTTCTTTTTAGAACTTGCTGAAACGCCTGATGATTTCGAGGCGCGTAGCAAAGTATTGATTCATGGATTTCATCTTCAGGTATAGGGCGATGCGGAAGTAACGATAGCTGTGAGTAGCCATGTAGCTGGACTTCATGCCGCCCAAGCGACCGATGTAATGCCAATTCTGATTATCATTGCTACCATATAACCACATGATTGGTATGCTGCCAGACGTGAGGGAATGGATATAGCCTGTAATGGAATCAGGTACGTTATCTTCATCGAACTTCAAGGTACGAGTGACTATTATACCATGATATTCTGTTGTATCTTCGTAATCGTAACCCTTATCGAGCACCATCACACTGCCATCCCTATATTGTATGTAGGGGTGTGGGTAGGAATTGATTGCTGTGAGCACGTTCTGTATAAGGAAAGTGCTCCAGGCATTATCCTTGATAGAATAGCAGAGTGCCACCGTATCAGCCGTAGAGGTCTTACTCGTCTGTGTAACATCCAGGCATAAGATGCGAGAGTTCTTATAGTCATAGATGACCTGACAACGCTGGAAGAACTCTATTGGCGAAGAGGTGAAATCTATGAGCTGGCGCATCTGGGCCTTGGTAGACTTGACGGTATCACTATCCTCCTCAGTATCATTGAAGAAGTTAAGGAATTTGCCTAGGCCGTAAATATTGAAGCCGGGACCATCTAAGACATCGGACATGGAAACCACCTGTGACTCTGCTATGCGACTGATTGAGCGGTTGGTTGCGAAAAGCACGGACTGATCTAGCTGAGTGATAGACTTCGGATTGCTACAAACCTCACGGCTAATTGGGTGGATGCTGCTATAAGTGCCTTTGGAAGAGACTTCCATCGCCCAGATACCATCGGTAGAGAATGCCATTAATGGGTATTGGCCAAACTGACCCTGTGAGAGCGCACGCGTGGTGGAGGCTATTCCCTGTATGGTTCCGATACCTACTGTATTGATTCCGTTTAATGGGAAATAGAAGGCATTATCAGACTCTGATGTGTAGATCTTATTGGACAGTTCTACTACGTCATCAACCGTATAATCAAACGAATCGACCTTATATTGTTCTAAATTGTCGGTGAAATCTCCCATGTGCATGGCTCCATTCAGTTCTTCACATTGTTCCAGAGGGAAGACGAAGATGACATCATTATCAGAATAATCCTTACAGAAGATAGCCATTTTATCAGCTCTGGAATCCGGGTAGAACTTGACAAGGTTGCCGATCATGAAGCCATCAATATCCTGACGAGAGAAGAATTTGTCGCTACTTTCAACATATTTCGTTCCGGATGTAGTGTTGAGGCTAACTACAATTTTCTGGATTTTGTATCTATATTTCTGGTTATCCGTACTATCATCGTATTTAAGAAAGTACAGCCCTGGTAGCATAACATAGCCGCTGAATCCTTGAAACAGTTTCTCTTTCATGCCGTACAGATTGAGACGGTGGTTATAGACATAGCCACCTTGTGCGAAGAGCGAGTTATGGGTTTTATAATCATCCTTCATCTGCTCCTGCAATGATACTTGATAGACTGCATTCTTGTCTACAGGTAATTTCTTCGTTGTATAATTTGTTAAATCAGAAATTTTCAGCGAGCAGACCTTGTAGAAAGCAGAGGTGTTCTTTAATTTGTTACGATAGGCATCTTCACTCAGTGATGGGAAATACACACTAAAACCCGTGGATATTTGTGAATTACTATCGATACCGTAAATGTATAATCCTTTCCCAAGTCTATAATTTCTTCGTTTAGATCTGATGCTTGAAATTTTCTCAGATGTATCAACGTTGGAAATTGGAGGAGTAATAAATACATCCACCGATTTGATGACATCTTTCCATTCTTCAAGTTCATTACGTTTTGCGTCCAGTATGGCGTATCTCAAATCTACATTTCGTGGATAGTAAACGAATGTAACTTTGGATATATTTACATTAAATGGATTGTTCTTTCCATCCTCACGTACAAGTGTTAGATTATCAGTCAGTTTGATGACACCATCTTGTGTAAAAAATAAGGCATTTGGTAAAAGTACAATGTAACTATCTGGAACTTGTACAGGGATGAATACAGGCGATGAGTGCATAATCATGGAACCATCAAACATTCTATAGCAATATCTTACAAAGAAATTAGCATAAAAACGACCTTTACGAGCAATCAGATTGTTCGTTCGATTGATAAGTGCATAGATGCTCTGTGTAATATCAGATTGCTTATTTTCTTTAATATTAAGACATTCATTTTCTTTTGCGTCATAATCTTCTTTCGTTAATTTTACGGTGTTGAAAACGTCATTACATGAGTAGGTTGTTTGCTGGATAGCTTTACGAAAACCATTTATACTTCCCTCAGCGTCCACACCTCCATTTATGTAATTCTCCGGATAATCATCGGAAATAGAAAAGGAAATTTCTACGAATGGAGGCTTTTGTGGCAGATTTTTATAGCCACCATCCACCCATAAAGCATAGTGAATCCCATCTGTAGCTACAATGATAAGCGTATTGCCTATGGAATTGACGGAAAGAACCGATGCTTCGTAGTCGAAGGACTTGATAGGGGTTGTTGAACCTAGAGATCCATCCTGAAGGTACCAGTAGATGGCTGATGAGGCTATGGCTATGAGGTGGCGGTAATTGCCAGTTTCGTGTACATAAAGAATCTTAGCCACTACACCATTAATGGTGAGTGGCTGAGAGAGGGGTGTTCCTGTGACAATAGAAGGGCGCAGCGCGCCATCATGCAGCTCTAGATTGCCGCAGAGGGATAGCGCACCGTTTTCTACTGCCATTTCATCAGGAGTGAGGCTGAGGCCTTTGTATCTAATTGATTGTTGCATATTTCTTAATGTTTAATATTTTACTATCTGCAATGCTCGCTGTCGGCCCTGTTGACGATAGCCAAAGCTGGACAACTGACGCCATCTACATCGAGATTTATAGTTTCATTTGCCGTAACCAGTTCTATCTGCTTAGTACCAGTCGGGATATTCGGTATATAGCTAAGCAAGAAACTGACGGTAGAAACATTACTGGCATGGAGTTGCCCCTTACGGCCAGACAGTTTGATGCATACATCTTTAGTTTCTAACTCCGGTGTGGACTTGATGACATACATCTGCTTACTTGGAGTATAGAAACAGAAGCAAATCTTATCACCCGGTTTGAGGTCTAGCAGTTTGCATGGACTAGACCTCAGAGTGATACGCCCATTCAGATTAAGGGAAAGTCCTCGCTTCTGAACGCGAGGACGATTGAGAATAATGACATCATTTGATAGCTTCATGATCTGTAGGTTTGTGGAGCCAGAAACGGAAATAATCGTTTTCGGCATCCTGGTTTCGTACTTTGACGTATTCTCTGGTAACATAGAAATGCTTCTTGCTGAGAGTAGGGTTGAGGCCGTAATCATTCAACATCATAGCTGGCTCAACCCTGCCATCGAAGGAAATCTCATACCAGTAGCGATGGAGAAAGAACCATGGACGAAGACGAACCTCCTGTATGGTGGTGTAATTACTCTTGTCTGCCCGGCATGGAACGATACTCCAGCTACCATCCTGCCAATGCTCTGTGGTCACTTCTCCACCTGGTGCCATTTCATGTTTCTCGATGATGGACTTCTGGATCTTGACGAGAAGGCAAACATCAGCCGTGAAAACCTTAGCCATCTTGCCATGGCAGAGCATGACGAAGCGGCCTTTCTTATCAGGAAGTAGGCTACGCTGTTTGCCTGGCTTATTGATGACACAGATGGTGGAGAGGAACTTATGTCGAGCCATGGAGAGGAAATCAGGCAGTTTTGCCTTGGCGTGCATGCGGTCGATTACCTTCTGGACCTTTTTGAAGTTTTTCTCTGCCTGAGTCTCATGTATCGTGACTGGAGATTGAGGCAACTGATCTTTTCCCTTTTGCTCACGAATCTTCTTAACGTTTTCACGAACCTGCTTCTTGGAAGGTATTTCCAGAAGATGACCGGTTTTCTTATCGAGTTTGTATCTTGGTTTTTGCTTTTCCATAATGAGTAGTCTTTAAATGTTGCCAGAGTTGAGGCAAATGATTTCAAAATGATGATTCTCGCAGATGTCGTTGCCGTTTGCCATCTGATGATTGAAGGAGCAAGGGATATGCTTGTTGTACAGATCGCACTGAAGACAATGATCAGGAACATCTTTCTGTTCTTTGCTACCAACTTCATTATCTATTGGCTTACTGGGTACAGCCCTGACAACACGACCGAAATGGTCATAGAGTTGACCGGGAACGATACAGGTAGCCTCACGGAGTGATGGGAGATTGTAACCCATCTGGCGGATAAACCAGAGGCGTAGGTAAATAATAAAACGTTTCAACTTTTTCATATAGATTGATGTTATATATTAATAATGTGGGTAAAGGTACGAGAAAAATGAGGATAAAAAGTGATAACTTGCGCAACTTCGGCCATAGTAGACCGAAATGCGCAAGATTACTACTTATTTTTCGGACTTCTAATCCTTTTTCTCGTCAGAAGAGGATTTATGTTCGAAAACATCCATGATATTAGTCTCAGATAGACTCTTGACCTCGTAATCTATCATGGTTTTACCCATCACCTCATCAATATAGCGGCGAGCACGTTCTAGACTATTTGCCTGTACGAGATAGGTAACGTAGGAACGTTTCTCCTTTTCACTCTTCTCATCAATGGTGATGAAGGCAAGACGAGCCTTGAACCAGAGATCATCATCGCAGATGTCAGAGAAGAAGATTTCTCCATAGGCAGCTCTGTTGATATTAGCTACCTTCAGTTCGCCTGATACGTACACTGCCATTTCTTCAATGATTTTAGCTTCTGCCTCGGTGAAAGAGAGAGCATCTACTGTGTAGAGTTCCGTTGTCATTTTTTCGGAGCCATCTTCACGTGTTTTTTCGTATCTTACTTTGCACTCAAACCAGGTTGAGGAGCGAGAGCGTAGAGATTGAAAATTACCTGTTCCGATGATTTTTTCTGTTGCTTTGTTTACTTTGTCTGCAACATTTTGTGCAGACTCTTCTTTCTTTTCTGATTTTTTCATAATTCTTTGTTTTTTATTTGTTATACAATATTTTATTGATTTCTTCGTCTGAGAGAGGTTTTCCATCCTTGCCGATATACTTTTTCATTTTAAAGATCATTGTACCGGGTGTGGGATTTCGTAAGTAATCATTAAACATCACATTCGCCAGTTCTTCATCAGTTGACTGGAAGAGGCTATGAGGAGGGCATTTGTATGGACGTTCCATGACGTGGTACTGAATGGTGTAGCCTTGTTTGCGAAAGTCTTCTTCCTGAAAATGGATGAGTTGCTTATCAATCTTTGCTTCCTTCTCCTTGATGGTATTAAAGAGAGTCTTCACCAGTTCTTTGTCAGGCTCAGGCTTCTTCTTCTCAGAGAAATACTGCTTAGTTGCCACCCGAAGTTCAGCTACCAGGATAAAGAAGTTCCCATTGTCAGTTTGCGGTACGTTTTTTGGTTCAACCTTCATGATGGTTTCGTCAACTCGCTTTTCCAGTTCAATGGATTGGCGTAGGACGCCTTTATCTCTGCGTGCCCAATACTGCTTTTCTAAAGTTCGCATGGAAGCTACTAGCTTACGAAATGCGAGGGCTGCCTGTTCACTCATATTACTTTATGCCTAATGTTTTCTTAATCTTATTGATGCGCTCCTGTTCTATAGGGAGGAGTTTGCCATGTTCGTCTATCCGGCAGAGGAGCCTGAGATTTGGCTTAATGGTAATCCACTTGTGAAGACCATCGTGCTCACGCTTTATCTGTCGAAGTTGGGCTTCTTGCAGTCTTTCATGCAAATGCTGCTCATGGCGAAGTTTACTAATTTCGTTCTGTATTCTGTCCATTGGCATATTCTTCTTCTGATGGGCATTTAATGTATAATGAATCCCATTGGTCTCTACCTACAAATTCAAGTGCTTTATCTACATCTTCAACACAAACAAAATCTAAGTCCATTTTGTTTGGCATATTGCTAATAAATGTATAGCCTCTAGCACATGATTGCATGTATTCCTTAAAATGCTTCTTCTCTTCCTTAGAGAGGTATGAAGGATGATTGACAAGTCGCTCCTCAAAGTGCTGAAATAATCTCACATTATCATCATTAATTCTCTTTACGCATGAGGAGAATGAACGAATAGCTTCATCCATTTTCTTTGAAGACTTATCTTGTCCCAAATTGAAATCTGCAATTTCTGCCTTGAGCCTTGCTAGAAGTTCTTCCGTATCTTTCAAGCGAGATATTTTTTTGTTGACAGTATCGGAAGCAGAAGCTAATACCTCTAGAGATCTTTCTAGATTGGCATCATTTTTCTTGATAGCCTCTCTGTATTTGATAAGTTCATCACGCTGCTCTTGAATAATTCGACTTAAACGCTTGTTTCTGTCATCGAAGCGAACTTTGAAGTTCTCGTCTCTTAGCGTGCAAGAGGCGATGCCTAGCGTGATAATAAAGACCACGCTGAGGCAGATAATTAATGTTATTGTTACTTCCATAATTGTATTTTTTATTGTTCACACTTATTTCTTGTCTGGAAAATCCTCCAACAATTCAATACGAGTTCTTAAAATATCGTAGTAATGTCTCATTGCATGATATTGAGAAATAATTAATGCTGTCTGAACAGTTCCGCATTTTTCAACGACCTTGTCGTAATCATTCATATTCATGAAAGCCTCGAGTTTATTTAAACGTTCTTTCAACTCCTTGAGCTCAATAATGAGACGGTCCTTAAAGTCTTCTGCTACCTGGTATGACTTTTCAAACACATCCTTAGGGGACCATGAATCGTAGGTACTGCCATCTGGGTTAGTATATTGGACGTGATAGCCAGATCTCCACTCATGATTATCCTCGTTTTTACGAGCAAAACCTTTAGTCACTGCGGTTGCTTCATCCATAGGTGCAGCCATAACCTCTTTTGTACCGATGTACTTTTTCAATTTTGTTGTTTCCATAATTGTAATTTTATTGTTCACACTTTTGAATTATCTGTGCTAGAATACTTTCAACACCCTTTGGCTTGAAGAAGCGATTGGCATTGAGGAGAGACAGAGCTTCGTTTGCGTTTTTTTTGATCAATGGCAAACGGCCAGCTTGATTCTTGTAACTTTTATAATCCGCTTCTAATTGTCGCTTGTATGCCTTACCCTTATCTAGATAGTCTGCTTCAAGTGCTTTTCCCTTCTCCTTATATTCAGAAATGAGAGCTGCTTCCTTATTGGCGTACTTATCTTTGAGAGACTTTTCCTTGTCATCCAACTCTTTTTCTTTCTTATTGTATCTTTCAATACGGGATTCGTAATCTTCGCGTGAAGCGTCTCGCTGCTTGATGCTACGGTTTATCTCGTCTTTCATTCGATTCTCAACCTGCAAGCGTACATCTTCAAATCCAAGGTAAGACTCAGATGTCTCAACTGTGCGTCTTGGCTTATCGTCTCGAGAATAAAGATGGTCTGTTTGACTATCACAAATACGGTCAAAAATGGATCTCTCATACTCTATTTGCACTTCCTTGCGGATGATGACTCTGGAACCGTCTTTAAGGGAAGCAATTGTCTTATCCTTCTCTTTTACGGTCTCTTCTAATTCCTTTACTCGATTCTTCAAGGTTTCGAACTCTGAATAATCTACATTTACTACAGCCATAATTGTTATGATTTAAATTTAACTTTTATATATTTCAGCATTCTCTATTGGGATGTCGTACCACGGAAGGGAATAGCCTTTATCTTTCATTTCTTCTGGCAATTGACAGCGATAATATTGACCAGAGAAATTCAACCATACATCACTCACCTCCAAAATCGTACCTGCTGGAAGCTCTGGCTTCGGCTTAAACCATGGGCGTGGATATTTGGTTGTTTCGTGAACATCCTGAGCGCACTTCGTTGGTTTGATTATTTTTATCTTCATTGTTCTAATTCATTTTATATTACATATTCTTTTATAAGACCAGTGATAGAATCGCTGGGAACGGTAGCTTTTACCAAATCGTCCTAGTTTTCAAAATAATTATTCTTTTATGACGCTTTTCAGCATTCTCTAACTTTTTCATAAAAGATAAATACTTCTCCACTGTCATCATTGTCCTTTTCATACTCTAATTCTTTTCTTTACTCATTTTTATTGCTTTTCTAGCCAGTTTTCCTAAAGTCGAAGGACTAGCTTCAGGAAAGCCTTCTTTGAACTTTGCTCTTACTGCATGGAATAATTCTCTTTTTCTTTTTGCTTTTCTGTATTTGTCTTGTATAGAAGACAGTTGGCTGATAGCCTCTCCAGCTTCAATGGCAAAGCTATCATCAGAGCATCCTTCAATCTCTGTTGTAATTTGAGACCAAGCAAAACTTATAGCATCGTATTCTGATTCTGTTAAGTATATATTCATTGTTCTAATTCTTCTTTAATAATTCTCAACTGTGATAAGACATGCTCTGCATTGATAAACTTGGAGTCAGAAATATTTAATGCGGATTCTATCTCTAAGATGAGCATATCAACTCTTAATTTGGCTTTTAACTCTTTCTCTGTCATACGCTATACCTCCATTTCTGAGTTTAGATCAAGGAATAAAAGGATATGTTGTAACTCATGCAAATATTTGAAGTTGCATAAATGTACACCTCTCCAATACATAGTCCAATTCTTCACATTTTTCCAGATTTCATAACAGTCATTTTCTATATGTTGGTAAATATGACTATGATTGACTACTGGGCTATAGCCGTTCTTCTCTAGTATGGAAGGAGTAAGAGGGATAGGAACAATATCCTTCACCCATGCACCACTATCACAAAATAGAAATCCATCATCTTCAATGTTTTTTCCTTTTGGGTTGGAAAGAATGACAGAACCTTTCAGTTCAGTGAATGCATTTCCATCTTCCACTGCTCTATATTTTTCAGCATTACTTTCTGTGACCTGGTATACGATGCCCTTTTTGGTTCCGATAGGAATGCCGTTTGTCATAACCAGATCACCTGGTATATAAATTGTCTTTTCCATATTCTTGCTTTGATATTTTACATATTTTTTATGGGACCAGCGATAGAATCGCTGGGAACGGGGACTAAGTGGGGGGCAACTCCTATCGCTACCATTTCATGAATGCCATCCATATTGTTTGGTTCTTGATGGTGGTACGATGCCCGAATATCGGTTTGTAATCTTTAATTGCCTTTAGTACATCACCAACCTTTATCTGCTGTTCGTTCCACTTAAAAATGAGTGTTCCGCCAGTTTTCAGTACTCTCATGCCCTCGTGGATAGAGTCATTGATGAACGCTTGCCAATTTTCGGGCAGTTTGCCATATTTCTTGCATAGCCAGGAGTTCTGACCTACTTTTTGTAGATGAGGAGGGTCGAATACCACCATATTAAAAGTTTCATCTTCGAATGGCAAATCTGTGCAATCGGCTATCATATCTGGTTGCACGTCTAGCTTGCGTCCATCACATAATGTGTCGTGATACTCTCTTATGTCTGTGAAGAGAACATTTGGGGCATGTTTATCGAAATAGAACATTCGAGAGCCACAGCACATGTCTAAAATTCTTTTCTTCATATTGCTTCTTGTTTTAATTGTTCTTCTATTGCTTCCTGAGCAAGGATTTGCTGCCAGTTGGCTTCATGATAATTTCTTGCCTCCTGTTTTTCTGAAAGCTGTGGATCGCAGCCACCGAAACAATAGGTGTCCCATTTCTCATACTCCTTCATAGTATGTGGAGGCTTGGAGCCAGGAGTGGCTGGAATGTAATCCCTAGCGAACTCCTTGGGGGAAACTTTATCTATTGTTGAATCTACAGGGTTGATGATTTCGTATTGAATAATACGGTTCTTTCTCTTTGTAGAAGAGCTGTAAATCGGTCTTACCCAACAGATATTCCCTCTGTAGCTAGACATAAGTCTAGAGAAATAATAGGGTTTCCATATTCGATTGTCCCGGAAAGCCCAGCAGACGCCTGTAGGGGAATCTCGGTTATAATTAGCACTATCTGACTTCCAGCAATGGTTGTAGCCGAGGTCGCTGATGTGGCTATGTACACAGAACTTGCACATCCTCATTTCCTCCTGATCAGCAACCGATGGTGTTGGCTGCATCAGGTTTTGTTTGATGTAATTGCCCATAGATGTATGATTTTAAAGTTCATCCTCCTTGGTAGTTTTACGTTTCCATTCCCCACAACATTCCCAGTGGAAGCGATGATGACCGAAGCCATTGCATGTTCCGCTGTACTTGCTGCCAGCCTTAGGACGGAAGAACTTACAGTTCTTACATGAGCGATGGTTATGGTGGTAAACTAGATAGACGAATGTGCCGGCAAAATATACAAGGCACACCATGATGATGATAAATCCGATTTCCATATTACTTCTTGTTTTTAATGATTTTGTTTAATACTTGCTTGTTGTGCTCTGTATCATCGATGCTCTGATGATAAGAACTTATTTCCTTAAGGAGGCCTAAATCAACTGACAGCATGTAATCATTGACTACTTTGATAAAGTCTTCCAGAGATCGACAGAGAGCGTATTTATAGCCAGCACACTGCCAGTAGTCCTGGAAACGTTTCTGATGAGCTGTCTGATTGTTTGTCTTGCCATACTTCAGTTCGATGCCCAAGCCATGGAATACTTCTGTACCCCTGTTTAAATATCCGTTTTTGCCATTCTTGTATGAAGGGAGAGCTAGGATGAGATCTGGAACGCCCGGCACAACTCCTGATGCAGCGTTGATGGCTATCTTCTTGCCACTGGTAGCACCATCAGCCTCATTCTTGGGATGGAAGAGGAGAGAGGCATAAGCCGGGTACTGGAGACGGAACCAGCGTACACAAGCTATCTGTAGCTGCCCTTCATGTTGCACCTTCTTCTGTTTGGTAGCAGATTTCTTGGTGTATTCAGGATAATTGCCGTTGAGGCGGTCGATTAATTCTTGTCTGTCCATAATCGTATGAATTAAATTGTTTGTTACTTGTATCTTAGTCGCCGAGGATAGACTGGAGATAACTCTGTGTCTTATCATCCAAGTCGGCCAGTGACTGTTCTTCTTCTGCCACCGATGGATTCCAGACGATGCCCAGTTTGGCTAGAGTGCCATTCTTGTAGGCATCTTTTACCATCTTTGCCATGGAACCATTCGGGTTCTTCTTGGCGGCTTCTATCCAGCCTAGATACTTCTGCCGTAGGGCTTCGGTCTGTTCTTTCTCCAGTTCCTTCTTGCGCTCTTCTTTCATTCTGAGGCGAGCTTCTATTTCCTCGTTGGTCTCCTCGCGTTGAGGCTGTGGAGGAGAAGGTGGTGGGGAACTTGAATGCTGAGGCTTCTTCCCGGCTGAGGCTACAACTGTAGGATTGTCGAAGGTCCCTTCCATCAGAGCCTCGTAGTTCTTCGGATTGAAGAGCCAGTTGAAGGAGATATAGCATCCACCATCCTTGCGCCCAGAGAGAAGATCGGAGTTGAGAGCCTTGCGAAGCATCGGTTCTATATCCTCGAAGGAATAGTCTGAGATAAACTTTGCCACCATCTTCTTGCGGTCGGGAGTCATCTTTGAGATTGGCTTGACCTGCGTGCCCAGAAAGAGGCGATTGAAGAGTCTTAGCACTTCCGAGAACTGAACTTCCGGATCCAGCGACTTTTTTTCTTTTTCTTTTTTTTGTGTGTGGGTGTGGGCTTTCTCCTTTCTTTGTTTGTTTTCTTTTATAGGGGGTTCGGGGGAAATGTTTTCTTTTATTTGTTTCTTTCCTCTTACTTCTGTGCCCTTACCCTTGCCCTTGTCTGTGCCCTCAACTTCGGCAGAATCTTCGGAATCACCTTTATTTAAAGGGGTTTCGGGATTGTTAATCTGTGCCCTAGACTGTGCCTTTTGGTGTGCCCCTTGTTTAGGGTGTGCCCTAGAGCGTGCCCCATCTTTGCCCTTAATCGTGCCCCTATCTGTGCCCTTGTTATCTTGAAGATACGCTGCACAATCTTGTGTATCAGTAACTTGCGAAGTTAAAATCTGTGCCCCTGATTGTGCCCCTATCTGTGCCCTAAAGAGTGCCCCTGATTGTGCCCCTAGTGGGTTTTGATAGGGTAGTATGCAGTGAGAGAGGGGATGCGAACTGTTAACATACACTATTGTTGAGGCTTTAGGGGAGCTGCATTTTGTGATGATTCGCTCCTGTATGAGAACATCGATGGCACAGCGGATAGACTTGACCGAGGTATGGAGCCGATCAGCCAACAGACGTAAGGAGAGCGTAGCAGCGGAAGCCTCATTGTGGGTGGCAGACAGGAGCACGTAGATGAGCACCTGTACCACCACCGGACGATGAAAGTAACGCCACTGCAGCAGCTCTGGAGTAAGAATGTAGCCATCTGTTTTCATTTGCTGTTTCTTTTATTTGGAATATAGAATTTACTATCTTATTTCTTTTCTTCTGCCTCAATAGCCCGGAATATCTTGTAGGCCACCTGAGGGACCCATGCATTGCCGTAGGCCTTTATTGATTCTGCTCGCCATTTAGGGAAAGAAATGGTAAGGCGGTCCACATCAAAGGGAATCCCATCATTTCTTCTACATACAGGGGATTGAGTTGGAAAGTTTTTCCAGAAGTCTTCTTTTTGGAAGATGGAGAAGGTATCATTCCACTGATTGCCAATGCCGTAAGACTTTTTCCCATCTGAGAATTTGGGTTGAAGGTCTTTGTGAACTTTGTTGCTTCTGTGGCGCAAGGAGTCGGCAAGAGTCCTTGTATTGCGGCAAGAGCCAAGGTTGGACGTTCTGCAGCACCTGGAGAAGGACTTCTGTTTATTCTTCCACTTCCTTTGTCGGTTGCTGTTGGCGTAGGAAGGAGATCTAGAGGCATGAACTCTGTTTTTCCTTTCATATTGCAGCGTTTCAGCCCCTGTGTCTGCACGGTGGGCAACAATCCAGATGCGTTCTCTTTTGTGTGGTGCTCCGACACTGCAAGCTGGAATATTAAGCGGTTGGACGGAATATCCTGCTGCTTCAAGTTCTTGGCAGATTTTTTCGAGTGTGAATCTGCTTTCCTCTCTGTATATGTAATTCTCTTCGAAGAGATCGTCTGTGCGTCCCACTTTAGTCTCTTGGCCGTGCTCCACCATAGTTCGGATTCCAGCAACGTTTTCACCAACGATCCAAGTGGGCTTAATCTCCCGAATCGCTCGTAGCATCTGTGGCCAGAGATAGCGGTTATCGTCTTCTCCCTTTCTTCTGCCGGCAACGCTAAAAGGCTGGCATGGGAATCCTCCGGTGAGAACATCGACTTTTCCCTGCCACTGATGGAAGTCTGTTTTGGTAATGTCTTCATAACTTTCTGAATTTGGGAACCAGTATTGGAGCACCTTGCGAGGGAACTCTTGTATCTCGCAATGGAAGAGGTTCTGCCATCCCATCATGGATGCCGCGACCTCAGCACCACCGATTCCGCTGAATAAACTAGCGTGATTCATATTGCTTACTTTTGTTTCTGTTGTGTTCCAGGAGCCACTGTAGGTGAACAGTCTTAGAAGGATCACGGAAGAGGGATTTTGCCTTATCTATATCTGGATTCAGCATTATCTTCTTTTCTTTCTTTGCTGCTGCTCTTTTCTTCTGATAGTATCTGCGCTGGTACTCCTTCACCTTTTCGGGGTGATTCTTTCTCCAGCTCTTAGATTTTTCCAGCAATTTTTCTTTGTTGCGCTGATAGTATCTCTGATAATATCCAGTGCCGTTGGCTCGTTTCTTGGCTGCATTTTCCCGATATAGCTTTTTCTTTTCGGGATGATCCTGGATGTATTTGCGAGAATAGGCGAGCATTTTATCACGATGCTTAAGATAGTATTCTCGCTGCCTGGCTATGCGGTCTGATTTTGCTTTTTCTGATTCCATAATGATTGAAATTATATAAAACCACATTTTTGTTTACTTAAAATGGGTCAGTGGTGAATGCCATTTTCTCATTACTTTCGTATGGGGTACACTGCTCATTTCTTATTTTTCTCCTTTGCCTTTAAGTATCTTCGCTCGAAATTTTTGAACTGTCTGTTTATTGAATAAGCCTCTTCGTTGAAGTCATCATCCAATGTGCCAGATATAGACATAAGAGTTTCTGTAGCTTGTAAGAAAGCATCAAAGTCCTTTTCTGTTACATTCATTTTTGCCATATCATCTTCTTTTTACCCTCTCCCTGATACAGGAGAGGATGGGTTACTAAAGTTCATCAAACTCTTTCTGAATGCTATCGAAAGCCTTTGCTATAGCTCTTTTTATACTATCAGCTTCATGTGGTGCATACTGTGTTATGTTCAAAAGGGCATTCCCCAATCTGCTACCATCAATATTATCTTTACCTTTACAATATCTACTGATAGTCGTTTGGTAATATTCGATGAAACTGTTTAAAGCGTTTGCTCTATCTAATTTTTGTTTATCCATATTGCTAACTGTTTATTAGTTAATCTACTTTTCATTCACATGGCAGTTTCTCCTGATGCTCCACGTATCTTTTGTGTTTAAGGCAATACTTGCCATTGATGCAGTTACGTCCATCATGGCAGAGGAGGCACTTGCGAGCTGCATGGGTGCTCTTACTTTTGAAATCGCTCATAATAGTAAGTTACTATCTGATGCTCGGTAGGCTGAAAGCCATTGCGAGTAGTAAGAGTATCTACTATCTCATCATAGGTGCTCTGAGGCATCTGTGAAATGAGGTTCTCATCATGAATACCCTGTGAGAGTTTACTGAGGCAGAGCCATCCAAGAACTAGCCAGATGGCAATGCATAAGAAGATCTTAATTGTTTTCATAACTTTATCTTTTTATATTGTTTATATTTGCGGTAGGTAAGGGGATTCGAACCCCGTGCCCGGCTGCTTAGTCCTTCTTCGCAGTCTTTTTTGATAAACACCCAGAACTAAGTAATTTAAACGTTATAACTTGAACATCGCCCCCAATGGGCAAAGCAACTGTTACCTACCATAGTTTCGCATAATTTGTACTAATCAATATCAGCCTTATATCTATCCTAAAAGTAAAATCTTATTTGGGACACAAATAGTCTTGAACTTTGGAGGCACAGGCTTCCAGCTCTGATACTTTGTATTCGTGGCGAGTAATCTTGCCATTACTGCCTCTTGCGAAATCCTTAACCTTTCCTTCACGTTTCCATCGCTCAACGTTTTTTCTTCCGTAGATGTCGTATGCCTTGGCTTGTGTGAGGAACGGACGTTTACCCACAGCCTTGCAGACTTCTTCCTTCACAACGTTACGTATGGCTGACAGGAATGTATCAAAGGATAGCATCTTATCTGCAAACTGGATTTGTACTACTTCGTTCATGACTATTGTTTTTATTTTGTTCTTGTAACTGTGATGATCTCTTTCTCCCGGTTGATTTTGGTTTTGAACTTACGACAGTAAATTACACCTAATTCCGAGCAGGTTGTCTTGATCGTTCTCATTCTCTGAATGGGAAAACTGATTGATTTACCCAGCTCCAGTTCTCTGATCTGAGGTCTGAGTGGTACTTTTTCTTCTGACATATTGCTTGATTTTAATTGTTATTTTACTAGTTTGAAATCGTAAACGAAAACGAGAGGATTGTTGTCCCAATGGAGGTGAAGTTTACAGCTAAGCATCTTGTATGCTTCAATAGGAGTTCTGTACCACCATTTCTTTTCAAAACTATCATTTGTGGCATCGTATGAATAAGCATCATCAATTCCATCGATGTGGCTGCAGAAGATTCCTTCCTTCATGCAGTCATCGGTGCTGATGTAGTGTAGTCTTTCACACCGAATGTTAGTTATCTTGATTTGATGAGGCATCAAACTCGACTTCACAAACATCTTATTTAACCATCCTATGGAAAGCCCTGGCATTTTATTGTTAAACGGAATATCGCTGTATCTTTGGGCTACTGCTACGACTTCACCTATTTTATAAGTGGACTTTGCCACAATCTCATTGCCATCATTGATGGCGAGCTTGCCTTTGTCTTTTCCTTCCGTACAGAAACCGCAGCTACGGATATGCTTGAAAGGCTTTTCGTAAGCGATTCTTCTGGTTTGAGTCTTGCGACCATCTAGAACAGCTTCGGTGAGACCGTACTGGTCATTGAACATTATCTTTTTCATACGCTTTGTTTCGTTTGTTGTTTCAAAACATTATTCTGAATGGTTTGCCTTTCAAAGACGGTCTCTTATCGAGAACAAACTTTAATAACTCCTCGTATCTTATCACGAACAATGGACAATACATGTATTTCAGTGTGCATACAAATCTGTTATTGAGCATAATATCGAGGAATAGAGCTTTATCTTTTTTCATTTTGTGCCTCCTTCCTCAATAGTAGGAACTAAGTCCCTAATGTAAGCCCAGTAAGCGAAGCGAAAATCTTTCCGGATGATTCCGTTCCACTTCATCTTATCGCTTATGTTGACAGCATCATAAAACTTATGCAGGCATTTCTTTTCTAAGTCAATAAGAACCGGATGAGTGAAGTTTTTGGAAACACCAATGATATAGGTGTGCAAATCTTCTGGAACTTCCTTTGCTTTATGCCAAGATCGGCTGAGGCTGATATATTCCTCTTCTTCTTCATAACAATAAGGTTTTATATCTGGAGCCTTATGTTTGTGTCCGATCCAATATTCTCTGTATGAAACATTTCCTACAGCCGTTAAGCCTGTGTCATGTATCAAAGAATTTGTTCGAACCCATAACCTTTTAGGCGCACCGGGAACTTTTTTATCTTCATTCTTCATTTTTCTTCAAATTTATTTGGTACTTATTTATTTATTTACTAACTTTACGGTGCAAAAGTACAATAAACTTTTTGAAAGTGTATAGTTTGGTGGGCATTATTAGTATATATTAACCCACTTTGTTGAACATTTAAAGGATTTTAATATGAATGTGCAAAGAATAGTGGACATTATAATGTCCAACAAACTTAGCAAAATTGATATTGCTTCTAGGATGAAGGTTAGTCGAACTACGTTGGATAACCTTCTGAACGGTGCTGATGTGAAGGTTAGTACAGTTGAAAATCTTGCTGAAGTCCTTGGTGTAGATGTTGCTGAGTTTTTTAGTTCAGATAAGAAAACGCCTTCTTTGTCCAATAAAAGTGTAGTAGATATGAATGAATTGGAACGAGAAGTAATAGCTCTAAGAGCGGAAAATAAGGTGCTGAGGGAGATTCAGGGTCTTTCGGCTAGAAGCCAGGTACATGTAGGATAATTAAAATGAGAAAGGAATGAAGAATTTTATAAATTGCTATTCTAATGGCAATGTAACAGTTTTAGGAATCACGATAGGTGACGATTTTCAGCACGTAATGGAAATCGCTTCTTTATATGATGGCAAAACTGATATGATTGAAATTATTATCCCTAGTTACAAGATAAATGCCAATCTGTATGTTTCAATATTATATAAATTCGACAATAATAAATGTGTCGATATAACAATTGAAAGTTGCACAGACAGAACTGCAAATGTATGGGATGCAGTAAATGTATTAATGGGGATGCTGGATTCCAATTTGTTTGTTATTAACAATTCTTCATCGAATCATGATGCAATAAAATATGGATATTTGAACCCTTTGTTGAGTATATCTATTTTTACCCACTTCAATCCCGATTATCGGAAAATGACTGCAGTTATGCATATAACTAGTAGGTATTGGGAGTGCTTCGGTAATAAATTGAACTCTAAAAGTGTTATGAATAGAATTTTTCATCTTTATAAAATTGATACACATTCTGGGCAAAATTGGCTCAAATATTACTATATGGTGCTAAGTATGATTGTAGCTTCTGTATTTATATATTGTTGCTGCATCTTTTTGTTGAATAATAAAACTATCATGGATAGTAACAAAAGATATACTTTACAGGATAGGTATGTTCTAGACAATGAGACAGGTAAGGTTTATCATATTAGCACATCCTTTCCTCCAAAGAAAGTATTTGATGCTTCTCTTTTAAAATAGGCTGGTGCGGTAAATGATATATAGTTAAATTTCAAAAGGATTAAGATATGAAGAAGATTTTATTTGCTCTTTCAATGTTTCTTTTGAGTGTTCCTGTAATGGCACAGAAAACATTTGAGAAGTATACTGTTGGTTATGAATCAGGAAATAAAGGTATACAGGTTGATGGTGACGATGGTGTAATAGTTGTTGTCTCTAAAAAAGATGATCGGAAGATAACCAAACATCAGAAGTTTTATGTTTCGATTATTAACCAGAGTCAGAATAGATTTAACTTTGATCCTTCAAAAATACAAGTTGAGGCTATTAACAAGAATAAGACTGAGTCTTGCGAAGTGTACACTTGTGATGAATGGGTAAAGAAAGAAAAGACAAGGATTCTGTTATGGGGTCCAAATAATGTAGAGGAGCAGTCTGTAAGCACTAATGTCAAAGGAGCTGATGGTAAGACTACTACCATCGAAACTAAAGCCCAGGTTGTAACTAACGCTAATGATGAGGCTAGGGCACAAGCAGAGGCAAGTATCAATAGCAGATACTTCAAGCGTGTAACTATCAATGCCGGTCAAATGCGTTATGGTATGGTTGTAGCTAAGAATCCAAAGGCTCAGAACTTGATAGTGAAGGTTCCTGTTAATGGAAACATTTATATCTTTGATTTATCAAAAGAATAA